CTTGTAGATCCTTTGATATACCAGTATCCGATATTATTATCTTTTTTAGTTGTGTTATTAAATCCCAACGTTTCATATAGATTACCATTACTCCAGCATCTACTAGCATAACTCACTATCTTTTTAGGTGTGTATGTCTTAATGAAGTGTTTGAACAATTTACTAGCTCCGCCTACTACTGTGCCTTCAGAGCAGTATCTGATGAGCTCGCAACCTTCATTTGTATATCTAGTAGTTGAGAAGCTCATTACTGCAACCAATCTATTTTCATATGTTAAACCTAGTTTGATTGATGCGGCAGCGTATCCCTGAAGATGATTTTCTTCTACAAACTTTTTGTAGATGTCAGGTGCTACATTTACGATTTGGCACTTTCTCGCGTGCAATTTAGGAGACTTACCCAACAAAGCCTTCAATCTGTTTTTAATTATTTGCGATTTATTCTTCCATTCATCCTCAAATATTTGAATCAGTCTAACTCCATTGTCTCTACTTCTGATGAATTTGTTCACATGATATTCAGGATCTTTCCACTTATCTGAATGCCAATATACACCATTATATTCCACAGCTAGATTATGAGAAGGGATCCAGATATCATATTCTAAATCTTTCAATACTGTCCTGTTGTTAGGATAAGCTTTAATATCCATAGATTCTATAAACTCTCTTATTTCTCTTTCAACCTGGCTGCGCTGATTAGGATAACACTTTCTACATTTAGGGAATCTTCCATAATCAACATGATCTTTGAATTGATGTGCACATTTCACACATTCCCACAAATATCGATTCCTGCGAGAGCTTCCCAAATATTCTGAGCTATTAAATTTAGGCGTAACACACGAGGCAACTCTGGATATAACTTCTTCATAGCCAGTTAATGTTTTTTCTGCGCTGACCTTCTTCCATAAATTTTCTTTACTTGTTTTAGCATAAGTATCCTTCCTCTTCTGTTTTACTTCATTTACTTTACTAGGGTTGGATACACCGTATTTCAAAGTCCAGGTTTCTTCACGCTTCTTAAGTAGTTGTGTTATTACTTCAGGTGACGGAGGGGTATAGGTATCCTTATGATGTTGTTGATAACATTCACACTTTTTGATCCTACCACAAAACACATATTTCTGCGTCCTATCACACAGTCTACGCTTCTGCCCCTTATCACAATAAGGCGGGTCTTGAGGATTAAGGGCAACATATACTCTTTCGCGTATAGTAGTCTCTGCAGGTAACATGTCCGTGCATTGCATGAGCCACTCATACAGTGCATGATTCTTTTTACTCTTAATAATTTGACCCCACACATAGGGGCTATGAGTCTCAGTAATCTGTTTCAATTGGTCAAGCATGATCGTATTCCTTATGCATCTTAATTATTTATGCATATGCCCACCAAATTCAACATTGACATAAGTTTTTTTTGCAGTATTCTGAGGCGGTAACAAGGAGAGACCCCCATGAGTTCCAATCTAGATGTGGTCACAAAGATCAAGAAAGCACGGCTGAGCCTGCTGTTCAATAATCCGTTTTTTGGCAGTTTGATAATGCAGCTACCGCTCCAGGAGGAGAACACCTGGTGCACTACAGCCGCAGTGGATGGTAGGTATATCTACTGGAATCGCAAGTTTTTTGAAGGTCTTACTCTGGACGAGGTGATCTTTGTGCTGGCTCATGAAGTCATGCACGTGGTCTATGATCACTTCGGCAGGCGGGGCCACAGGGATCCGGGGTATTGGAACATGAGTGGAGATTATATCATCAACGCCATGTTGATCAACGAGAAGATCGGCGCCATGCCCATGAAGCCTGTCACAGACAAGGATGAGAATGGCAACACCAGCCAGCGTGTGGGTCTCTACGACAAGAAGTATGAAGGCTGGACATCAGAGGCTGTGTATGATGACTTGCAGAAGCGGCAGGTCAAGAAGCAGATGACTCTGGATGTGCACATTCAGATGGGCAAGGATGCTCAGGATGGTGCAGGCAAGAAGGCCAATGGCAACATCCCCATTGAAGTGGATGAAGCCACTCTCAAGGAAATCCGTGAAGGACTCAAGGACAAGATCCTGCAGGCTGCTCAGGCTGCTGCGGGCAAGATGCCTGCCAGCATTGCACGTTTGGTGGACCATCTGGTGGAATCCAAGATCAACTGGAGGGATTATATTCGCGAGACCATTCAGAGCCAGCTCACTGCTGACTACACATGGCACAAGCCCAACCGTCGCCATCATGGCACAGATGTGATCTTCCCCAGCTTGATCAAGGAGGAGACCATTGATGTGGAGGTCAGCATTGACCAGAGCGGAAGCATTAGTGCAGACATGGCTCGTGACTTCCTGAGTGAAATCTTCGGTATCACCCAGCAGTATGCACAGTTCACTATTGCGGTGAGCACTTTTGACACCAAGCTCTACAACCGCCAAGTGTTCACTAGTGAGAATGTGGATGAGTTGCTGGATTATGAGCCCAAGGGTGGTGGTGGTACAGATATTGGGGTAGTTTGGCGTTACCTCCAAAAGAACGCTATTGAGCCCAAGCTGCTGATCGTGTTCACAGACTTGGAAGATGATGATCACGGCGATCCCAACTACTGCAACACTTTGTTCCTGATCAACAACCCGTATAACAAGAACATTGTGCCACAACATGGTAGTTGGGTGCGATATGAACGGGATCAGGGCGTTACTGAGACAGGCTCGGTATAACCGAGCCTGTGCCTAGACAGGTGTGCATGTGAACTTGTTTGATTTGCATATGCTCTGATGTGTGGGCAAGTAATACTTGCTCACTCGTTTATTACACATCTCACACAAGGCTTTGGTATCAGGGGCCACATACGCTGGATTTAATGAACAAGATCTTTCATGAGTCACAATGCATCCCGCTAAACCAAACAGGCCATCACAGTATCTACAATTAACCTTTTTAACAGTGTGAACAATTTTATTAGGATTCTGTAGACATCTCCTTTGATGTTTGTTGATGGCTGCCGCGCCTATCCATTCTGAACAATACGTACATTTTACTTTGTATTTTTTTGTGGTTACGTCATAAACAGCACCAGAACAAGATTTACGATGCACATTGTTCAATTGGTTTTTTAGCACAGACTGGCTGCAATGCACACAAATCACAGTATCAGAATGGTTTTTGGGATTAGCAGCACATCTACGTTCATGTTTACCTAGTGCAACACTCTTGAAAGGGACATGACAGAATTGGCAGTTGGTCTTCTCTTCAAAGGGTTTACCATAGGCCTTGGTCTTATTAGGGTTTAGGTCACATTGTATCTCATGACGTCCCACCATCCCAGGGCCACACATACGGTTGCAGAATTGACATGGAGATTTGGGCCTAATGGGAGGAGATCTGTTAGGATTCTGAACACATGATAGTTCATGTTTGTGAATGTTACCTGATCCTATCAGTTTGTTGCAATGCGCACATTCCGCTGATGCGGCCCTGAACTGTCTGTGTCCTTTTGAGGCATCATGATAGTAATGGTTGATACACAAAGGGTCTTGGATGTGTTGTTTGATTTGTTCCTGCTCGTGCCAGAAACACTCATCTAAATCAAATGTTTTAAATATTATTGATGTCTCAAACTGTTGAGCACCATACTGTTGAATGAGTTGTTTGACTGTATTAGATGAACTAAAATAACGGTGCCAAAGGTCCTGCTCAGGTTCACGGTTATGTTTGGCGTGAGTGGTCCTGTATCCGAAATAAAATTCTCCTGTGGGTAGGCACAAGATCCTATACACATAGAATGGTACTGTTGAAGTCATGCTGAATGCTCCTTGTAAGCGTTTAGAGTGGTTGGGGTGTTCCAGACCCGCGAGCCACACCATATTTATATACTTGACTGTATATTAAATCAATATATCATATAGGTGTCCTATAGACAAGGGAGCGTCTGATGCGTATCAACTTGTGGCTCAATGCAAGTGCACGCCCTCCCCACAGCCTACTCAAGCTGTGGGGGGAACTGCTGGCCCAAGAGTATCTGATCAGTTTGAGTGACGCTGGTAGGTGGATCACACAAAAGGACCACATGTCATGGGTGGCAGAATTTCTGCGCAGTAAGGGCTGGAAAGTGGAATCTTATACCACACCCCTTGTGAATGACAAGTGTCAGAGTTATGGCTATGTGGTGAGCGACTCATGTGAACATTATGTGGCTTGGCGATTGAGCCAGGGTGATGTGCCATGAGGATCAATCTGGCGTACACTGCGAAAGGCACCAAAGCTGCGTTCCTGAAGCATGTGATCAAACTGTATGCAGAAGAGTTTGGCACAAGCTCCCCAGCAGTCCTGGCCCATTTGCGGACAGGTGATGCCAAAGTGGGGGAGTATGTGACCAACTGGTTGCGTGAACAGGGTTGGCAGGTGTCATGGTATCAGATGCCCAAACCAGATAAGCGATATCTGGATGATGAACATGGGGACTGGCTATTTTTGAGTTTTGGATGTTTGTTTGCAGATTCATGTGACAAACTGATCACCTGGAGATTGAGTAATCCATGAAGATCAAGTTCGACACGACCTATAATCGTGCCACATGTGAAAGCAAATTGAACATCTGTCATAACAAATCATCTGTGCCTTATAAACTGTTCCAGTATTTGTACACACAAGCTTATCAGAAGCCCTACAAGGCTACTTGGGTAGCACAGTCACCCACTGCGAGAGCATTGAGGATGCCCAATGTGAATCTACCACACATGGCACACACACTCAGAGAACAAGATTGGAAGATCTATTATTGGATAGACCGGATTGAAGATGAGGAAGATGAGGAAGACTATCTGTTAAATGGTCCTCCAGAAGGACTCATAGTGGGCAAGTATTGTGCAAATCTGCTGGCATGGCAGTTGAGTTACACATGAAGATTGAAGTGCGCAAGCGCCAGTTGGGGTTGGTCACCTTATCATCAGATCAGATCAAACATGAGCTGTTCAGATATTTGTTTAAACAGGTTTATCCTACATGGCAAGCTGCCACTTGGCAACCTGTGCCTGGTAAACCCACTGTGCGAGCATTGCAGCCATATGATGTGGACCTCGCTCACATGGCCCGCATGTTGCGTGATCAAGGCTGGTGTGCATATTATTGGCGAGATCGATATGGGCTAGATGGTGTGGAAGATGACCACACTCACATCAATTATGGTCGCAGAGAAGGCATCATTATTGGCAGATACTGCGCCAACTTGACAGCCTGGTTGTTGAGTCACACATAATGTGACATGACCCAATCAAATGATGTAGCCAACCAACTGAGTGAACTGGCTGTGGAGATCACAGTCAGAGTGGCCAACATGCTGAGCTCTGCCAGTAAAGACATGGCACGTGACAAGCGTGACCAAATTGATGAGATGATCCAGACCAAACTGCCTGATGTGGTGCTGAATACCCTGTTTCAGACTCAAATCTTGCACACACCCAAGGGCATAGAACATCTCAAAGAGAACCTGGAATATTATTCCACACAAATAACACAAAGGTTCATCAAGAACGACATGTGATAAATATCCATGTGCATGATACATTATGTGTGAGTTTAAAGTTTGAAGTAACAGACAACCTGTGGGATCTCAGATTGGCATTCTGGGAGACACAGTTACTGGACATGTATCCCACCGCAAGCGTCTCCAGTTCATGTGATCATGTGCACAATCTGGCACATGTGAAGATTGAGTTTAACAACAAAGAAGATGCCACACACTGGTATCTCATGCATGACCATGATCACATTCACAATCAATTATTGACTGCTGCCCACTACATGTTATCATTAGAATAATGAATACCACACTAGATGAGACCACAGTCCATGAAGCCCTACATAACACATGGTAAAATCCTAGATTTAGGAGAGTCATATCATCTCAGATATATGATCTCTATGAAATATAACCCAGACACTTACGTGAGCAGCCCAGAATTAATTTGGTGTTTGAAACAATTTGGTAATAATTCTCGTTATAGAGAATGGGACACTGTTCGTGGTGTAGCCCACACCACCCAGTTTTATTTTAAACAGAATGAAAATGCCATGGAATTTGTATTGGTTTGGTGTTGACACTGGACATGGTCATGCTACAATGATAACATGAAACAAGAAGTGTATGTCTCCATAGACTGTGAAACTGACGGCCCCATCCCAGGGCCTCACTCCATGCTCAGCCTGGGCGCTGCTGCATTTGATGCTGCAGGCACTCTGATCCAGACTTTCACCATCAATCTCAACTGCCTGCCAGATGCGCAACCACATCCAGACACCTGGGCATGGTGGCAGCAGAATCTCGCTGCATATGAACTGACTCGTGTGGACTGTGTGAGTCCTGAATCTGGCATGACTGCATTTGTGAGCTGGCTGGATGCACTGCCTGGCAAGCCAGTTGCAGTAGCAGCACCTTCTGGATTTGACTTCATGTTCACCTACTGGTATCTGATCCGGTTTGCGGGCAGATCACCATTCTCCTTCTCATGCATAGATGTCAAGAGTGTGGTTATGACCTTATTGAACAAACCATATCGAATGAGTGGCAAGCGGGCTTGGCCACGTCGCTGGTTCTCTGGTAGGCCCCACACACATGTGGCACTATCCGATGCAATTGAGCAGGGAGAATCCTTCATGCTCATGAAACGTGAGATGGGTATCAAACCATAAGTGTGCAATTTGAATTAATGAGCCACCACTCCACTCCCTGGGGGTGGAGGCACTATCATAATCCCCTGTTGCCCTACCTGGTGTATATAAAGCAAGGACATTTAACTGCTCCATTACGTGATACAATATTCACATATTGTGAACACGCATTTGGCATAAAGGGATCTGACTGGGACAAGGAAGGTGTCTGTTTTTATTTTAAGACAGAGCACCATGCTGTGCAATTCCTGCTAACCTTCAGCTAGGTTCACGCATGAAATTCATCCTCAGACACAAATACATCTTCAATGGACCAGAACATCTGCCCTGGCATCTGTATCCCAGCCTGGGCACAATTGATGTGCGAGATTATGTGCACATACAGGAATACTGCGCACATGTGTGGGGTCCACCTGGTGCACGTTGGCAGGTGATAGGCAGAACTTGGTATTTCCAGGATGAGGCAGATGCCATGCAAGTGCTGCTCACATTCAGTTAAATTGGAGATACATGTTAATGATATATGAATATAAGCCATCAGATGATCCCCAATTATGGAGAAATTATCTCCGTCATCTGCTCCAGATGGCCCCTCAGATCACATTGAGTGAATTGGACGATCATATGCGAGAATCTCTCTTGCTGTATAATGCACAGGAGAAAGGTGCATACATTGAGTTTGCGGATCAAGCGTCCTGGATGCAATTCATGCTCACATTCAGTTGATCTCAAATCTGCAAGATACACACTTGGTGACCAAGTATGAATTGACATGTGATGATAGCGGCTATTTACCCAAGGCATGGAGCAACTTTATGATCCACATCCATGCTCAATATCCACACATGACCTATCATGAATACAGACCCATCATGATTGAAGCGTTATTAACATATCAGGGGAATTGCATCCCAATCGAATCATATTTCCTGATGCTGATTCACTGGCCTACTTCATTAGCACATTCAGGTGATCACATCTGATCTGAATTCATTACCATTGGACAGGGTGGAGCATAGACACACTCTCCCCGACATGATCGGAGAGAATGTGAATCAGGTTTGGCATAGGGCCTCACACAGACTGAATTTTCTGGCGGCACACATCATGTGTGCATGAGGCGGTTGCTCTGTACCTCACACCAGACATCTCGAACTGTAAAGTTCAGCAGCGGTCTTTGTGGATTGGGTTTCAGTCACCATATCCACAACATGATCCTTGACAGTGACCGTCAGAGGGATCCTTTGTTTAACAAAGTGCATCACACTCTGGAGATAATTTGTATTCTGGGTTCGCATTGTGGAGAGTTTCGGGTCATGGCACAACGGGGCTTCCCAGTCGGCTTGAGCTGCCAATTGTTTGCGTTCCTGATGCAGCCAGCATCCCTTCCGCCTGTGGTGTCATTACCACAATATCATAGCTCATATGTGAATACGTGATTATGGTGAATGCATGATGTGATGGTCAATCATGTGCACATGTGGATTTGGTTGACATTCACACCACATGTGTTATTATGTGGTGACCCTGGAGATAGTCACATGACTGGATTTCTGTTTTTATTTGGTGTCATAAACATGTTAACACCTATTGTGCTGTTGAGCACTCCTGATCCAGGTTATGAGCTCAAACAGCGTAATCTCATGAGGAACATGTTCATAACAGGTGCATGTGTGGTGTTTGTGAGCATGGGCATGTATTTTATTAGTTGACATCCGTGTCAAACGTGCTATTATGCACAAGTTAGAGCAGACACAAAGGTGATACACATGCACACAAAGCCACTTTATGTTCTGGTTGCAGATGGTGGGGATGGCAGCTACTATCCCAAGTTCACGCTGGATCCTGATTGGATTGACCGCCAGCAAGCCCGCTGTGAATGTTGGGATGAAAACGAAAATGGCACTCAGATGGAAGACTTTTATGTCTACCATTGCAGCGCCAGCAATGTGGCTGATGCCCATGCAGGTGGCATCTGTGATGGTGGAACCCAGCTGGCTCGTCCAGTGCTCACAGCCATGGGCGTGAGTTGGTCAGAGGCTGATTGTCCAACTATCCCCGAATCGTCAAGGAGTAACACATATGACACGTGAAGAGTTCCAGGGTCATGTGGCCCTGGTGTTCAGTTCAGCAGCAGAATGGCGTGGTGAAAACCATCTGTATTGGGATAATGGTGATGAGAACCACTATGAAGTCACCTGGGTGTCAGGTGGCATGTGTGGGGGCAACTGTTGGGGCGATAGTGCAGACTCAGAAGTGAGCCCAGAGCCTGAGCCTGATCTGGACAAGCTGGATGAGCTGCTGGATAATGTGGCACCACACATGACCATCCGGCAGTACAAGCAACTGTTGGCAGATGTGGTGTACCGCGACAGCAAGTCAGACTACGAATACTATGGCAACTATACCACATATGGTGTGAAGCGTGTGAGCTTTGACACATTGTATGTGACTCTCAAGGACATGGGCATGATCTGATGCAGATCACATGTGTGGTGGGTCTGCCAGGGTCAGGTAAGACATGTTATGTGCTACATACATACAAGCAGCATGCATTTTTTCTGGATGATGCAGTAGATATACCTACCCAATTGGGTTGGTTTCAGGCAAATAAACAGCGGTTCAACCATTTGTTTATTGCAGACCCCTACTTTTGCATCCCCCAAGTGCGAGAGCAGGCAGAACAGAAACTAATCAATTACTTTGGTATGCAACCTAACTGGATCTTTTTTGAGAATGATCCTGAAGCTTGTATGCAGAATGTCACACGCAGGGACGATGGGCGCAAGGTGAGGGGTCTCATCCATGCGCTCAAGAGCAGGTATCATATCCCCACAGGTGCAACAGTGCTGCCTGTGTGGCGGCCCCCAGAATAAAAGGAAAGTCTCATGTGGAAGTGGTTGTATTGCAAGGTCTTTGGCACACGGTGTGTGTGGAAGACCATTCACACAGAACGTTATCAGAGAGATGCATATGGTGTGCATGTGGGTGTAACACCACACAGAGTGTTATGTGAGATGCATGCACAGAAATGTGACACCTGTGGAGAGCTACGGAATCGGGAAGTCCAGCTTTCCACATGATCAACTGTGTGCACACATGGCGGCGTAAGTTGCGACCCATGCATGGTGTTTGGGTAATTGTGGGTATATATTTGCTTTTATTTGTGTTATTCATGGTGCACAATCTGTCCATGGCCAATTTGATCCTCAACCTGTCCAGTCTGTTGCTGATTGTGTGGGGTTGGTGTAGTATCAATCAAACATACGGCGAATACCATGTTCGCGTGTGGGCATGGATCACAGGACTGACTGCTGTGAAAGTCATGGATTATGCTCATGAGGTCAAATACACACTGGTGGAGCATCAGGCAGATGGTACCTGGGTGGGGCACCTTAACTTTAGTTTTAAAACCGGTTTGATCAGACTGTGGCCTAATGGTTATGTGGATCCTGAGTGTGCATGTTCATTCTGTTATATCTGGCATCCTGTGGATGCAGATTTAACGACTCAGCTGCAACTCACACACTGGGACTCATGGCCAAATTGGTCACATTGGCTCACCATGTCACACCTGGACATGGTGATTTACCGTGAAACTCTGCCCAAACAATAATTTGTATGATATGATTAAAGTCTGATTGACTCTACAGGGCCGCACCGTATAATGGCCCTGAGGAAGGAGTCTCCTGGCATTGGTGATCATGGTGATCACGCCACGAGACTGTGAACATCATGATCACATATGATCAGATCAAACGCATGCTGGATGTGTGGGTCTCCAGCGTTGCACTTGTGTGTCTAATGCCCATCATGCTGATTGTGGCTGTGTGTGTCAAATTGGATGGAGGTCCCTGCTTTTACGCCCACGAACGGGTGGGCCTCAGAGGCAGATGCTTCAAATGCTACAAGTTCAGGAGCATGAAGCCCCACAGTGATCAAGTGTTGCGGGATTATCTGCAACAGAATCCAGAAGCTGCTACCCAATGGATGCTCACTCGCAAGCTCACACATGACCCCAGGGTGACTGCAATTGGCAAGTGGTTGCGTAAACTGAGTGTGGATGAGCTGCCTCAATTGTGGAATGTGATCAGAGGTGACATGGCCATCGTGGGCCCCAGACCAGTCACACGGGACGAGCTCATCCTCCACTACCACTTTTATGCTGACTGTTATACAAGTGTGAGGCCAGGCATCACAGGCTTGTGGCAGGTGAGTGGTCGCAGCAACACAAGTTATGATCGCCGGGTGCAGTTGGACATGACATATGTGCACAACATGAACTGGGTCATGGACACACAAATTGTGTGGAGAACACCCTGGGCAGTGTTGGGCGCCAAGGGCGCCTGTTAGTTGCGATATCAAAAGGTGTCACAAATATGTGACACCTTTTTTGGTTGACTTGTGGTGTGATCATGCTATTATGACGTCATAGCAAGGAGACACACATCATGTATAAGACCCTTAAGGAATTTACCCGTGATGGCTTTGACGTGACTGTGGAAGTATGTGCAGAAGACATGGCTCTGCAGGACTGCTATGATGATAGCTGTTACGACATACAGGACCTGGTGCGCAAGGTGGATTATGGTGTGCTGGACTGGTTCCAGGTGCGAGTGCGGGCTCATGTGGCTGGTGTAGAGCTGGGCCGCGCACAACTGGGCCAGTGTTTGTATGCAGACTGTGCAGATGTTCTGTGTGACGGTGTGGCAGAGGACCTCATTCAGGAAGCTCTTGAAATTGCTCGGGAAACTGTCATCAAGCTCAAGCAGGATCTGCCTCTAGCCGCCTGAAAAAGTGGTTGACAGCTGATCGCATTGTGCTATAATGCACACGCAACAGGGAGAGCATGTGATGTTTTATGTTGTGAACAAGCAGCGATTGTATGAGACTTGCAGGCTGGAAACTGCCCAGGCTGTGGCTGCGCACATGCTGGGACGCCGCATGAGCCACTATTTTGTTGTCAAGAGCGATGCTCAGGGTGATCGTGTGGTGCCCTGGCCCAGCTCAGATGTGCTTGAAATACAACAGGTTCTGGAACAGGCATAAACAGCACTTTTTTGGTTGACAGCTGATCGCAGTGTGCTATAATGCACATACAAGACGAGGAGCAGCACACATGAAGCAGATCCGAGAAGCACTTGTTACGGTGGCAGACACTGTGAGCCGCAGCAAGGGTGATGTTGTGGTGCGCCGTGGCTTCTTCTACAAGATGGGCCAAAACTCAGAGAAGTTTGCTGCCAAGGTGGATGCAGCTCTGGAGCAGGCGGGTGTGCCCCAGCGTGTGGTGTGCCATGGCACCCGGGATGCAGCCTTCCGTGGCGGACAGACCGTTGCACAGGGCAGCCACTTCTGGGCAGTTGTGCGCTGATCACGTAACATTACGTGATGCCAACAACCTAAAAAACAGTTGACTACGAATTTATTCATGCTATACTGACCACACAAACAAGGAGCACAAACGATGTTTGCACGCACTTTTGACGCTGTGAGCTACCTGGATGCTGTTCAGCGTGCTCGCATGCAGGGTCTGTTTGGAGAAATTGTGCCTGTTGCACGCAACCTGTGGATCTGCTGGGCCAACTAGCAGAAAAAAGTGCTTGACAGCCTGAACGATCATGCTATACTGACCACACACAGCAAGGAACACACGATGCAGAACACCACTCAAGTGCTGGTTCGCCTGGGCCGTTTCATGATCCAGAATGCGCCGCAGCTGGCAGATGATGTCACGTGCAATAGCTGGGCCCGTGTGGGTCAGCTGCTCACGGGTCTGGGCATGCCCTTCGCTCCCAAGCTGCGTGAGTTTGATGCGGTGGACCAGCAGGTGGTGCGTGAAGCTGCGGCTGTGATGAGTGGCAAGCAGCCCATGCCCCGGCTCATGAGCTTTGAAGCTCCTGCAGAGCCCAAGCGCACCCGCAAGGCTCGCATGACCAAGACCATGAGCAAGCCTGAGAAGAAGGTCATTGTGCGCAAGATGGCGGATGGCACTGAGCCCAAGCGTCGTGGCCGCCCGCCGGGCAGCAAGAACAAGCCCAAGGTGGTGGCTGCCAAGAGCAAGACTGTCACCAAGAACAAGGTGACCACCAAGGCTGCTGGTAAGGTGAAGCGCAAGTGAGTGACCCCATGAACATGGTTATCTTTGAAACGGGAGCAGCCAAGTGGGTGCACTCCTATTCTGATGTGCAACAGCGCATTGTGTGGACCAGCAATCGTTCCCAAGCCCTGGTGTTCACTCCAGAACAAGCTGAACAGTTTGTGAACACATATTGTTCTGCAGAATATCTCAAGCGGACTATTTGTGTGCATGCTGCCTCCAAGTATAGCCCCTACAGTGGTGATCACCATGAATAAGTGGCTGCTCCACCTAACTGATGCTGAGATCAGCAGGGGCATTGATGCAGTTTATGACAGTTCTATTCATGCTCAACTGATAATTGAGAACAGTGAGCTACAATCCTTTGTGTATGACAGAGAGCTGCTAGCTCAGGCGGAATGGCTGGCTGCATGTGAATTTGATCGAACTGCTGCACAACTGAGCTGGAGTGGAAACAATGACTGACCAACAACTGTATGAGCAGATTGTGGAGATCATCGAGGAGAACGGAGACGTGGTGAGCGGATACGGTCTGGTGTTGGATGGTGCACACAACGTGGCACAGCTGATCATGAACCTGCTGGCCGAACACAAGGATGCACGCTGATGCAAGTCTTTGATTCCATTGTCACTCAGGTCAAGCTGGGCGGTGCGGTGACCCAAAAGCTGACTGTGAGCATGCTGCAAGAGCTGCCTTTGACGCGTCTGTATGCAGAAGGCTTCCGTAACTGGGATGGCACCATGGTGCTGCTGCCTGCATGGGCACTACCTCACATGGAGGCAGGCAGCTCACTCAAGTGCATTGACGGCACTTGCAGCACCGTGGGTGTGGATGAAATTGACGATGACACACGCGGTGGATGCATTGCATATGGCATCTCACGAGACGACATTTCTACAAAGGAGAACAAGTAACATGCGCAGCTATAGCCGTATGCGAAATGAGATGATGGATCTGCTGGATCAGCTCAGCAACATCAAGCCCACACAAGCCCCCAACTACCGCATGATGCTGGCACTGCGAGATGCATTTGTGAACTATGGTGTGCCGCGTGCAACTGCTGAGATGCTGGTGAGCAAGATGAAGATCAGCGTGAGCGAGCAGGCTGCAAATGATGCAGAGCTTGTTCACCGTGTGTGTGAAGCTTATGGTGTGCTGGTGGGTGACATGTATCGCACCATCCACACAGACTTTGAGACCAGTGCAGACCAGGTGCTGATTGCCTTTGCAGAACAGTTCTCCATCACCATGGAATTTTAAGGGAGTATGAGTTATGGGCGATGTGATTGATGTGGACTTTGTGGCCCTGCGCCGTGCACGTGAACAAGCTGCACCCACCAACACCAAGCCTGTCATGACTTCTGCGCAAGCATGCATGCTGCAATTGAGTGCTCTGCAACTGAGCCCAGAAGAGCAGTCCATGCTGAGTGCTGCATTGAGCGATTATGACTCTTATATGCAAGCACCAGAAAACATCAAACTGTTGGTGGACATCTATCAGATGCTGGAGGCATTTTAACATGCGTGTGTATTGGGATGCAGATTGGAGTGCCTGGATTGTGGCTTGGTCGGATGATTATGAAACCATCCTGAGTGCAGATTCAGAGGCAGAAGCTGTGCTGCAAGCTCAGCTGATGGAGCAGGATGAGGGTGTTCTGCAGGATGAGTGACCCCGCTGTGAGTGAGCTGCAATCCCGGATTGATGATCTGGAGTCCCAGCTGACAGCCTATCAGGCGCTGCTCCACACAGTGAGCAACACCTGTGGGCAACACAACTGCAACTGTCCAGGCAGCAGTGCAGTCAAACTCATGGCCCAAAAGTTGGGTGCAACTCAAAAGGCGGCGGGAGCACGCTAGTTGCAAATACCACACTTGTTGCTCTACAATAGCAACATGATCTCCACACACATGCCACCCCACAAGTTTGATCTGGATAGCTTCAAAAAAGTTAGAGTGGCTGTGATAGGTGATGTCATGATAGACAGCTGGATAGAGGGCACTGTGGCCAGAATCAGCCCAGAAGCTCCTGTGCCAGTTGTGACTGTGGATCAAACCACCCATGTGTTGGGTGGTGCAGCCAATGTGGCACGCAACTTGGCCAGCTTGGGTGCCACAGTGGATCTGTTTGGGGTGATTGGTGATGACTCATGGGGCACACAGTATGTGAACATGGTGCACGCAGAAAGCCTCATACATGACCACAGTGTGGTGGTTGTGTCCAGACCCACCACTGTGAAAAGCCGCATAGTGGGCAACCACCAACAGATTGTGAGGTTGGATCAAGAATCTCAACAGAACATATGTGTGGTGATCATGAACCAGTTGATGCAATCTGTGAGATCTGTTGTGGCAGAGTGTGACTGTGTGATTGTGAGCGATTATGCCAAGGGTGTGATCACTGCGGAACTCATGCAGGAATTGCAAATGGAGGTTGGACAGCATGAGATACCTGTGCTGGTGGATCCCAAACGTGCTGACTGGAAGCTGTATGAGGGCAGCAGTTTGCTCACACCCAACAGAAGTGAGTTCTCAGCTGCTGCCAAGGTGAGCCAACAGAGTGATCAGCACATGGTGCACAGTGCCCAGCACATGATCCTCCAGCACAATTTGGGGGCTGTACTGATCACTCTGGCACATGACGGCATGCTGTTGGTGTCAGCAGATGCACATGTGCATCTGCCAGCTCACAGGAGAGAAGTGGCAGATGTGAGTGGTGCGGGTGATACAGTGATGGCTGTGATGGCATTGGCACATTGTGCGGGCCTCAATTGGTCAGAGGCTGCACACATGGCCAACATTGCTGCTGGTATCAGTGTGAGCAAGAGTGGCACTGCCACAGTGCTGCCACAAGAATTGGCCACACACTTGTAGCTGTTGACACACTAAATGTGTGTGTTATAGTTGATTCAACAACAAAGAGACTGATCATATGGAATTGGACCCCAAAGAACGTGTGAATCGTGGATTCATTATTGCCATAGCCAGCGATCATGCTGGCTTTGAACTTAAACAGAAACTGATTGAACGATTGCAATCTGTGGGCAGCAGAGGACACATTGTGATTGATCTGGGACCAGATGGTACAGACCGTGTGGACTATCCTGATTATGCCACCAAGGTGGCTGCTGCTGTGATGGGTGCTCATGCAGAACGTGGCATTCTGATCTGTGGTTCAGGTGTGGGCATGAGCATTCAGGCCAATCGTTATCAGGGCATCAGATGTGCGCTGGTGACAGACCCTGAAACAGCCCGACTCAGTCGTGCTCATAATGACAGCAACATACTGGCCCTGGGTGCCAGGCTAACAGGTGAAGACATGGCCTGGGTGTGTGTGGAAACCTGGCTCCAGACTGGGTTTGAAGCAGGCAGACATCAAGCCAGGGTGAAAAAGATGGATCCTGGTCTTTGGCCCCCTCTCATGGTATTCAACAAGGAGAAAACACATGACTGATAGAGTGATTGAGATTGTTCGCAAGCGTAACAGCCTGGCTATTCACAAGCGTGCTGCTTGGCGAGCCAGATACAATGTTCTGACTGCCAGCATCCGTGATGCCAAGCAGGAAGTGCGTGAAAACCCTTGCGACCTTACAGCCAAGATTGAGCTGGAGGGCCTGCAGAGCCTGGCACAGATCATGATGATGGAACGCAATCTGATCACTCTGGATCTGCGTGACACCGCATACAAGTGGGTGTGACATGCCCTTCACAGTAGAGATCTCAGAACAGACTGCTGACTTGCTGGTGGTGGATATTCTGCGCAACAATCTGAATTATGTGCGCACAGATATTGCACGACTGGAAAGCAAGGCTGAGCTCATGACATTTGAGCAGGCAGACCTAGACAACTTCAGAGAACTGGAAGAGAGCTTTGTGAAGATTATCAAATACTACCTGCCTCCTGATAAGTGGGCAACCATTTAAGGATCCCACACATCATGCATACTACTGAATGGCAAGCCAGCCCTGCGCAAATTCACAAACGCACCTTTGCTGTGGGTGATGTGCATGGCTGTGCAGGTGCCCTTGCACAATTGCTCAATGTGGTCAATCAGACAGAAGATGAGTTTGAACTCATCTTCCTGGGTGACCTGATTGACCGAGGCCCCAACAGTCTAGCAGTGCTGGAGCAGGTGTGGCGATGGCAGCAAGATCTGGGTGAAAAGACCATCCTGCCTGGCAATCATGAACTCATGATGTTTATGGCATTGCAGAGGCCTCAAAGCTTCATGCCCTGGTGGAAAGACAATGGTGGTGAAACTGTTCTGCACGAGCTGGGTGTGAGGCAGGCGCCTGTGCATGTTCAAGTGCAGCAGATTCAGCACACGCTGGGTAACAAACTCAGGGACATAATTAATGCTCCCACAGGTGTGGTCCGAGACGGCTATCTGTTTGTGCATGCAGGTGTGCCTGCCCACATGACACCCACTCAGGTGTGTGAATACAATTGGCACATCATGGATGGTGTTCCAGAAAACACTCACCCCCTTTGGGTCAGACACACGTTTTTGGAAAACACACAACCATATCCAGATGGCATCATGGTGGTTCATGGTCACACACCCACTCGTACCAGACAACCTGAACTGCATGTGAATCGCATCAATGTGGATGGTGGCTCATGTTTTGGGGGTAACCTGTGCATGGTGGAACTCATCACAGACAAGCTCAGGTTTCACACTGTGCGAGGTAATACTGCATATTGGGGCAAATAATTATGCTCGCACTATCTAAATATACACATGCAAGTACAAGAATATAATGTGATTGGCTCATCAGTCAGACTGGATGAGATACCACCAGAGTATCGCAAGCTGCCCTTCCTGGGTAGAGGTGCCACCACACTGGCCTTTGAACGTGATGCCACATCAGTCATCATCTTCACTAGGGATGCCATGAAGCTGGATTGGTTGCGAGATGGTTTGAGAATGGTGCATGACTATCAGATCGTGAATCCTGTGAAGGGTCATCACATCAGAGGCATGAGTCAACTGCCCATTTATGCTGTGATCATGCCCAAACTGTTCCCTCTAAACTCCACAAATCGCAAGCTGGTGACCCAAGAGATGAAGCAGTTTGTGGAGATCACTCGCCGAATTGGGTTGGGCAGCAACAAGACTTGGCATCAAAAGCTCTCCCAGGTGGTGAACACATATGCTGAACAACATCCAGACAGTCATGTGTTACCCCTGCTGGAGTGGCTCATGAACTATGATCCAGACCAATTTTACATGGACATGGGTGCCAGACAGTTCAAACAGACTGCAAACGGCGATCTGGTATTACTGGATCCCATCGTGAGCAAAGAGCTCTTGGATTTGTTGACTAAAAAGACCAAATACAACTAGACAAATTTATCTGCATCATATTGGGCCTCATGACACATGGCATGCCAATCAGTTTGTTCTGTGTGCTGATAAGCTAGGCCACCGCCTGATTCCTCCACAGCCATCACAGGATAAATGCATGCCCTGTGGCCCTGTTTGGTTATAATCCAGTCTGCTGGACGCCACAAATCACCCGTGAACACTTGACTATGCCATGCACTTGTGGCCCCATATGAATCCCAAATGGTTTGTGCATAAGATCTGCTCACCACATACATTTGTGTACCATACACATTGTGCGGATACTGCAAGTATGCATATGTGGGAGTCAAAGGCTCATACATATAATGGCCGCTAAACAGAATGTTGGCTGTCAGATAGCCCAACATGCACACATCCAATTTAAGTTTATTAAATTGGGCCTGTATGATGGGCTGCTCTTGTGGGAAATCCTTTCGGATGTGCACATCGTCCTCCATCACACACAGAAAGTCACAGTCAGATTTACTTAGAAAGTCTCTCATGATCATCAGATGGCCTTGCAGCACACTCCATGCATGAGCATCCCACGTGTGGTTCTGTTGTGCATATTCAAGCTCATGCAAAGGTGGCGCACACTCAGGATCCAGAGCATGATGCCCTTCCCAAAATTTCACATTTAACCCCAGCTGATTAAATCTGGAAGTCATGCGTGCACGCTTTTGGAGGCTACGGTAAGTTAAACAATAGTATGACCATGTCATTATGATCACATGCTACTGCATGAGATCATTTAGGGTCAATTGTGCCTTCCTGTTTGGCAAGAGCTTGAGCGCGGGTTTCCGGCAGCCTGAATGCCCATGCACATGTGCAGGCCATCACAGCAGCCACCCCCAGCACCAACCACAAATTGTGTGTGGTGATCCATAATATGATCAGACTGATGTCCATTGTGATGAACATCATGATCTTACCACGACGAGGAAACACCCTGTGAGTGGACCAATCTCGCAGAAATTCACCAAATAAGCGATGATTCATCATGTAGTCATGCCATCTTTTACTGCTCTTGGCAAAACAGAAGGCAGCTGCCACAGCTGGTGTGCTCCAGGGTATGCCAGGAGTCACAACCCCCACATAGGAGATGCCCAAACACAACATGCCCAGACTAAACCATGCAATCTTTTTAAATTTGTTCATGCAATATTTAACAAATAGTCACTTTAGCTTATACACTGCCAGTTCTGTGCGACTTCTCAATCCAAATTTGCGCAACAGGTTTGTCACATGAGCCTTCACACTTGCTTCACTTATTTTAAGTCGATTGGCTATCACTTTATTACTAGCCGCATGCTCACTAACCAGTTGGAGTATTTCAGCTTGGCGTCGTGTGAGCTTGGCATTTGCGGCCCCACTTCTAACTGGCTGTTTGTTCTCATGCAATCGTGTTTGTATGATTTCAGGTATGTGGGTTTGATGCAAGTACATGTGAGTAATGGCCAATTTGACATCTTGCACATCAAATCCATGAGTGAGTATGGGACACAGCCCATGCACACCTGGTATTTTGAGCACTTCTCGGATCACATGCAAATCAGCATCAGCTTTCACAGCCACATACAGTTTAATTTCTGCATGTTTACTCACACTGCGTCTCACAGTGTGCACACACATGATCATGTCCATGATGTGAGATCTGCTCATGCTCATGATAATTGCCAAATCAATTATCAAAACATCACATCTGTAGTTGGGCATTTGTAGTTTGCTGAGTAATTGCATCCAGTGTTCACATCTGTCCATGGTGATTCTGAGCTCTTCACAAAAGCCCAACAACACCTGTTGGGCAATCATGCGCGGTATGCTGGGAATCAGATAGGTGAAGTTGGTTTTACGATCTTCACATCTGTCAAACAGGGCTGGTTGATCTGCTAAGATTTTGATCACACTCACACTACAATGCGGTATACCCACCATGATGTGACTGATGCATTCCATCATGTGTCTTTTGAGTTTGAGATCACTTCTCACAATCACACTCATGAGGTTGAGATCCAAAATGGATCTCAACAGAGTGGGATCCACATGTGACGCCACACACACGCTCACCCTGGGAACTTCACATGCACGGTGCACACACATGGTGTGTATCATGTGCACCAAATCTTGCACAGCTTTTAGTGTGTCCTGTCCTGTCACACATTCCACATCCAGCCACACTTGCTGGGTGAGCGGATTATCTGTGAGACATATGATGAGATCTCTCACTGACTGCACAATCAGTCTGTGAAAGTTCAGACTGTGTGATAATTTGTGCCAGTTTTTAGTGACCAGGGCAGCATCTGGTTCCGATTGCAAATGAATGATTGTGTGAGTGTGTGTGATCATGATTCATGATACACATCCTTATTGTATTAGATCAAATTGCATGATCACACATGGCTGTGGGGAACATCTGAATCAAACTGATGATTTTGAATAAATATGACATCTAGGAGAGACACACATGAGTGGCACTAACAATCCCGACAATAAATTGCGTAACTTGCATCATGCTTTACAGCTGAATCCTGATTCAAATCCTGAAATGCGAGTGGGTGCCAGAATCACCAACACAGAACCCATACCAGTCACACTGGGGTCAGAAACTATCACAATCGAAGGTGATGTGATTGTGAGCTCAAGTGTGAGCATCAACAACTCAGAAGCAGAAGCTGCTCATGTGCATGTGACACAAGTGGGCACAAGCGGTGTGTTGGATGTGCCCTACATGCCTGTGGGAGGCACCATCACAGCCAACCAGGGCACCACACCCTGGTTGATCTCAGGCACAGTCACCAACATAGTGAATCCTACCGCCACAGATGCATTTGGCAGATCCAGAGTGAGCAATCCCTTCACCTTGTTTGACAGCTCGTTCAGATATTCTGACAACCTGGGCAAATGGAGCACCGCAGTATCTGGTACAGGTAGTGCCACTTTTGTATCAAATGAAAGCTCCATGGCACTCACAGTGGGCAACGTAAATGCTGATCAGGTGATCAGAGAAACCAAAAGAGTGTTCAACTATCAACCTGGTAAGAGTTTGTTGGTGATGAACACATTTGTCATGAACACTCCCAAGAACAACCTGAGACAAAGAGTGGGCTTTTTTGGAGCTCAGAACGGTGTCTACTTTGAATGTGACAGAAACGGAGCAGGGGTCACCACACTCAGTTTGGTCATACGCAAATACACAGGAGGGTCTGTGGATGACTCAAGCGAAAAGATACCGCAATCCAGCTGGAATGGTGACAGACTGACAGGTGCAGGTGGTGTGAATAATCCCAGTGGCATTAACCTGGATGTCACAAAATCTCAAATATTCTGGATGGATGTGGAGTGGTTGGGTGTGGGCACTGTGAGAGCAGGATTCATAATAGATGGCGTGTTCATTGTGTGCCACAGTTTTCATCATGCCAACACACTCAACAAAGTGTACATGACCACCGCCAGCCTGCCTATCAGATATGAAATCACCAACACAGGGGCCACTAGTGGCGGCAGCACACTCAAACAGATTTGCAGCACAGTGATCTCAGAAGGTGGTTATGCCACCACCAGCAGAAGCAGAAGTGCAAGTAATCCGCTAGTGGGCACAGAATGCAGTCAGACAGAATTCACACCTCTCATCAGCATCAGACTCAAGAGTGACAGACTGGATGGCATAGTGTATCCAGCCAGGCTGGATGTGTTTGGCAGACAGAGCAATCCCTACAAGTGGGCTGTGATTGTGGGAGGCACCATCACCAAGACCACACCAGGAGCATTATCATGGGTGGACATGGGATCAGACTCCAATGTGGAATACAATCTGAATGGCACCACAATCACAGGTGGCACCATTATTGATCAGGGTATCTTTGTGGGTAATAGTATTGGCGGTCCCATCAGCGCCACACCTGTGGGCACCACCCAGGATGTGCAACTGGGCAGATTGTTGGATGGCACAGCAGAAATTTTCACAATAGCAGCCATAGCCACCAACAATAATGATACTGCTGTGTGCAGCTTGACGTGGGAAGAATTCGGTTAATTTTGTAGTTGACAATACATGTGAGCATGCTATACTGACCTAGTAATAAGGAGTCAAATAGCATGAGCATGTTTAGCTGTCCTGTCACACGAGTAGCCTCAGTGGAGCCACACCCTGATCCAGAAACCACTCGTCTGAATGTGGTCAAGCTGGAAGGACTGGGATTCACACTGGTTAGAAACAAGACTGATGAAGGTGAGCCCCGTGACAAGGTGGGCGATTGGGTAGTCTACATTCCCAGCTCAGCTGTGCTGCCTGAGTGGCTGCTCAAGGAAATGGGCTTCTGGAATCATGAGCTGGGCAAGGGCATGCTGGATGGGGTAGATGGCAACCGTGTGAAGCCTCGCAAGCTGCGAGGAGTGTTCTCAGAAGGTTTGCTGTATCCTGTCAAGTTCGCCATGGATGAGGATGGTCATGATGGCGACTACTGGATCCAGGGAGAGCATGAGGGCCATGTGTTGGAAACCCAGCATGTGGATGGAGTATTTGGGCCCTCGGCGCAGGATGTGAGTGAGCTTCTGGGCATCATGAAGTGGGAGCCACCCATCCCTGCGCACATGGCTGGCGAAGTGATTGGCATGTCCGACTATCTGATCAAGTATGACTTTGAGAGGATTGAATATTACATGTCAGACACATGGGTTTGGGTTCCTGATGAGGATTGGGATGGTGTTGGGGAGGTGGATCTCTACAGAGATCCACCTGGTTAACCAAAATACCTATCAAACAACTCCTCTGAAGTAATCCAAGATTTGCAGTTTTTTGAAGAGTTTTCAGTTCCGGGCAACATCATTAAGTTATGAATACTCCCTATAATATACGGGGGAATATTGAGTAAGAAGCCATCCCTTTTACTGAGTTGATGATCAACATGCCAACCGCCATTGTGAATGTGCCCACGTTTGTTGAAGTTTTCAAGAGTTGATGTCTTGAGTGTTTTGTTAGTAAATCTGTTTACTGCTAGACAATAAATTTCGTATAGCCTGCGTTGATCGTTTGAGACCATGTTACCATTGGCCATTTTGGTTGATCTATATTTCCTGATCCTTTCCTGCTCCTTTTGTTGCTTGATATTATCTGGTAAAGAGTTCCTCTTACGAGATCTCTCCTTCATAACTTCAGGCCAAGTTCCTTTGTGTCGTATGGTGTTAGCTGCCTTGGATCCTGCTTTTAAACGTGACTCCTTGGGTATCTTTGCATTTCCTGCTATTGCACCACAAGTTGGGCAACCGTGAGCTGATAAATGATCATTAGGCTTTTGATGGAATTCACCATGATCTTTGCAGATTATGATTACTTTTTCCTTGGCTTTTTTGTATTCAACTAAACTATAGTCATATCTATTGCCGTGGACTATTTCAGCTTTTTTGATAAATTGGGAAGTGGTTACCCTAGGCGCAGATTGACGAGACTTAAGACCACAGATGGGGCAGCCATGTCCTTTCAAGTGGTTTTGAGGTAATTGGGTAAACGGGCCATGTGTGTGACACACAATAATGACCTTATCCTTAAGTCTAGTATAGTTTACCAAACTATAATCATATTTTGATATATGAACATCTTGAGATTTTGTGATAAACCAATCTTGAGTTAATTTGTTTGACATGAAACCCTTCCTGTGCTATAAGTTTATTTAGCATAGCATACCGTATGATATGGAGATAATTATATGCCTTGGGTGAAAAAAACTTTATGTTCTATGTTTGAGCCTGGCGAGCCAGTAACTGCCACTGAGAAGCTGCACGGCACCAACATGGCCATCACCTGGGTGCCTGAACTGCGCCACCCTGATATGTTTGGTGCAGATCAGAACATTCTGGTCAGCAGCAAGGGTCTGGGTGCTCAGGGTCTGGTGTTCAAGAACAACGAGGCCAACCAGCACAACCTGTATGTGCGAATCCTGCGTGATCTGATCCATCAGGGATTTGATCAGCAGCTCAAGACTGTGGTCTCCAAGATGACAGCTGATCAGCAGCTGGAGATCACCACGCCGCTCACAGTGCGAATCTGGGGCGAGGTGTATGGTGCTGGTGTGCAGGACTTGCATTACGGCACCCGGGCACCAGAGTTTGCAGTGTTTGACATGCAGATTGGCGAGCGGTGGCTCACAGATACAGAGCTTGCGGTAGCCTGTGCACACCTGGGTGTGCGCAAGGCGCCTCTGGCCTACAAGGGACCGTTTGATGTTGCTGCACTGGAGGCTGTGCGAGATGGCGCCACCCTGCTGGGCGGTGGCAATATCCGAGAAGGCATTGTGGTGCGCAGTGAGAATCTGCTGCCACATGATTCATACGGTCGCCGAATCTGCAAGATGATCTCACCAGACTATTTGGTCCGCAAGGCCAAGAACGCAACTGAATTCCAGTAAGGAGCAAACACAATGCCACGCAAAGCTGTACGGATGACTGAATCAGACTTCCAATCCCTGCTGCTCACCTGGGCAAATACTGTGACCCGCCGGGCGGAGGAAGCTGAGTATGGTCCAGAATCTGATCAAGATAAGGCTGAACGAGTAGCTGAAGAAGCCAGAGATCTCACCCGATATGGTGAGATGTATGTGTGGGACATGCGCATCCACAATGCACTCATGGCCTGTGTGGAACTTGATAACGTGATCATCAAGGATCTCAGCAAGGTGCAGTTTGACTGGGAGAACTGTGGATGTGATCTGGAGCGAGACACACCCTGTGGCTTCTGGCTCACACCTGATGGTGTGCCCACACTGGGCTGCTATGCAGGTGGTGACTGGGAAGATCCTGTTTACTTTGTGCTCTATCCAGAAAGTGCAACCAGCATTCGAGCCTACATGCCCCGAGCCGGCAACACCTGGAACCTCAGCAACCACACTGCCTGGGGCAGCGGTGACGATGATGATGCAGACGAAAATCCACGCAAGCTGGATGTGGCAGCCTTCAGGACAGATGTGGCTGCCAGAATCCGCATCAAGTAGATCAGGATGATCTGATCATGCACCAGGTGCCAGACGATAGGGTGCAAGAACTCAGACTAGGTGACGCTTGGGATACAAATCCTCTGGTGTGGCGCAACTTTGTGTGGCGGGTCATACGTACTCATGGACTAGGAGGTAGTTCTCATTACGTGATCCTTGACTGTGTGAAACTGGAGCTCGCAAACTGGAATCTCACACTCACAGAACACACTGTGACAGGTTCCCAGGATGATCTCACAGCCTGGCAGCTCACATATGGCTGATGAAACCAAACACATGTATCTGATTGGTCGCGGCTGGGCAGGTGCTCCTCTCACATGGAAAAACTTCATCCGCAGTCTGCCCACTCATGCCCTGTTGAGCTCCACGCTTCTCACAAGCAGACAGCTCAGCAAGATGCACTCAGCCTGCATACGCCGCACACTCAAGCAGTATGATGCCCAATATTATCCATGCAGTCGCAAGCATAGTGCCAGAATTGTGTTTGACTCTGCAGAGGGCAGATGTGCCTGGGAGATCACATATGCATGACGATTCAGAACTTGCCGAGCTGCTGTTGGTGGGTAACAGATTTGACGATCAGCCTGTGTGTTGGCAGAACATGGTGATTCAGCTTAAATCTCGCACCAACCCCTTCACTTGGATGTGGCGTGCTCATTCTGAAATCCAAGATTATCTGGCACAATGGAATCTCACTTATGTGATGAAGGATGACCACGACATGAGCAAGGTGCGGGGAACCAGATCCAATCTCACAGCCTGGATGTTGGCTCATGCATGATGATTCAGAACAGGTGCAACTTGTGTTAACAGGTAAACTGTTTAGTGAGCAACCTGAATGTTGGCAGAACATGGTGAATTTCCTGAGCCACAATAGCCCATATTTCCGCCCCAGATTTGAACACACTATACAAAAACATTTGGCCAAATTCAATCTAACGTTTGTGTACAAGCATTATCCTGAAGCCAGTGTGGTCAAAGGAACCAGAACTGCTCTCACAGCCTGGATGCTCACATATGCCTGACGCACATGAGTTGACTGTGTGTATACCAGAAACCTTTGATGAATGCCCCACCTGGTGGCAGCACATGGTGAGCCACCTGATCAATCAGCACACACCCTGGCACATGCAGGACACTCATGCGATTATTCGCACATATCTCCAACGCATGTATCAAGCTGAATATCCTCTCCCAGAGAATTCATGGCAGCCCAACAAGGTCACATTTCCCCACACAGAATCATATTGTGAGTGCGTGTTACAATGGAGTTGATTTGCAGTTGTGTGTTAAATGCCGTAAACTAACACACATGAAAACAGCATTAATCACAGGCATAAGTGGTCAAGACGGTAGCTATCTGGCTGAGCTACTGCTACAAAAAGGCTATAAAGTGCATGGAGTCATGCGCAGACACAGCAATCAATCTGTGAGTCATATAGATCCCATCAAACACAATTTGAATTTACACATGGGCGATCTGAGCGACTCTGGCATGCTGCAAAATTTGTTACGATGTATCCAACCTCAAGAAGTATATAATCTTGCTGCCCAAAGTCATGTGCATGTGAGTTTTCAGGTGCCTGAATACACCTGTGACACCAATAGCCTGGGTGTACTCAGACTGTTGGAAGCTGTAAGACAGCAACATGAACAGGGTCATGAGATCAGATTTTACCAGGCAGGCACAAGTGAAATGTTTGGTTTGGTCAATCAAACTCCTCAAAATGAACAGACTGTGTTCAGGCCCAGATCCCCATATGGTGTGAGCAAGGTGTTTGCTCATTGGATCACTGTGAACTACCGTGAAAGCTATGGCATACATGCAAACAATGGCATACTGTTCAATCATGAAAGTGTGAGACGCGGTCATCAATTTGTGACCAGAAAGATCACATATGAAACAGCCAGAGTGTTGAGAGGCTTGCAATCCAGTGTGAAACTGGGCAACATTCAAGCTGTGAGAGACTGGGGACATTCCAAAGACTTTGTGAGAGGCATGTGGCTCATGCTGCAACAACCTGAACCGGATGACTTTGTGTTGGCCACAGGTAATGTGCATTCAGTCCAAGACTTCTGTGAACTGGTGGCCCGCTGGCACAATATTAAATTGGAATGGCAGGGTAAAGATGTTCACATGAAGGGCATAAATGCTCACACCGGACAAATCATTTATGAAAGTGTGCCAGAATTTTATAGACCTGCAGAGGTGGATCTTTTGCAGGGTGATGCACACAAAGCTAAAACCCAATTGAATTGGCATCCTGAAATCACATTTGACCACATGGTGTCAGAAATGTGTGATCATGACTGGCAGTTAACAGCAAAGGAACACTCCTAACATGAATAAATGGCCCTTAATGCCCAACGTGATCACCTGGGCAGATAAATTTCGCATGATCAAGTTTCTGCTCACATCTGACAGACTCACAAATGGTGCCCAGGTGCGAGAATTTGAACACGCATGGAACTCCTGGCTGGGCAGTAAACATTCACTCATGGTGAGCTCAGGCAGCACAGCCAACTTTCTCATGTTGGCCAGCGTGATGGAGTTATACAATATTCCCAAAGGCAGCAAGGTGTTGGTGCCTGCATGCACTTGGGTCACCAATGTGGCTCCTGTCATACAACTGGGATTAACACCCATCTTTTGTGATGTTAATTTGGAGAATTTCAGTTTTAACATTCAGCATGCAACAGAAATAGCCCAAGTGCATGGGGATATCAAACTCATATTTGTAACACATCTGTTGGGGTATGCAGCTGATAATTCGGCTTATCAGAGACTCTGGCCAGAAGCTTTGATTTTGGATGATGTGTGTGAAAGTCATGGTTGTGAACATGCACCAGGTGAGAAAGTGGGGTCCCACAGCTTGGCCGCCAGTTTCAGTTTCTATTTTGGTCATCATATGACCACAATTGAAGGTGGTATGGTGAGCACTTATAATGTGGAATTGGCTGAACTTATGAAAATGAAGAGAAGCCACGGTTTAGCTAGAGAAAGTGGTAGGCTATCACATTATGCAGAAAAGTATCCACAAATTAATCCACAGTTCATGTTTGTCACAGACGGCTACAACTTCAGAAGTTCAGAATTAAATGCTGTGTTGGGCATTAGCCAATTGAACAGACTGGACACAAACAACCAGATCCGTAAAACTCTGTTTGCACAATTTGCGGATGTGATAAATGAACGGCCAGACTTGTTTTATGAGTGTCATGTGCAGGAGGGTGCCAGCCCCTTCTGTGTGCCCATGATCTGTCGTGATGCACACACCCTTGCAAGATTGAAGCAACTGCTCTGTGACTCACACATAGAGCACCGACCCATTGTGGGAGGCAATCTGCTCAGCCAACCCTTCCTGAAATCATACTCATTTGGTGCTCCCTTGCCTTATGACAGAAGCAATGTGGACATAATTAACAGCCAGGGAATTTACGTGGGTCTAAATCACACCCTGACTGAACAACATGTGCAAGATTTAGCCACGGTGATTGTGGATGTCTAAAATCACAGTGTGGGCTCCCATTAGTGTGGGAGAATTGTTGGACAAGATCTCCATCCTACAGCTCAAGATGCAACATGCATCTGAACACCAAAGGGCCAATTGTGAGCAAGAGCTGTGCATGCTCACCAAACTCATGCCCCAGATAATCCCTCAAGTAAGTGATTTGCAACATGCGTTATTTCAAGTAAATGAAAAAATTTGGCATTTGGAAGATGCAATCAGACACAAGGAGCATTCTCAAGTGTTTGATGACCAGTTTGTGCATATGGCCAGGCAGATATACACACAAAACGATTTAAGAGCACAAATCAAAAAACAAATCAACTTGCTCACAGACAGCCAGATTCAAGAAGAAAAGGTTTATTAATGACCACCATTTGCTTTTATAATCATTGGCATAATGGTGATGTGTTTAGTGGTAAAGCGTATATTTGGAATCTCATGACACAATTTCCTGGATTCAATTATGTGCATGCAATAAACACTCACCCAAAAACAATTTGTGATTTACGATGTCCTATCATATCTGTGGTCGATCTGCCTGAATGTGCAGATTGGCAAATAAAAGGTGCTCATACAGAAGACACTATATATGTGAATACCTGGTTTGGAGTTTATAGACATGAAACCAGCCAGCAGCATGAAGTGCATGCCAATTATGTGAGCTTGCATAAAATGTGGTGTGGAATTTATGTGAAATTGTCTCAACTGTTGGGAATCACAATTAAAGTGGGTGCAAACCCCTTGGTGGGTGTGGGACAAACAGATTGGTCATGTTTTCAAACACATTTAGCAGATCATTTTGTGCATGCACATGCAGCACGAAAGATGCACCTGTTTTGCAACGGTGATGTGAGAAGTGGCCAAAGTGATGTGGGGGATATGCATGACTTGATTAATTCATTAGCAGTAGCACATGCTGATCAGGTGTTTGTGGCCACTAAAAAGTTTGATACTGTGAATCCCAATGTGTATTTCACTGATAATATATTTCAGTTGGACAATGACATAAATGAAATAGCTTATTTGAGTACCCATGCAAATTTAATTGTGGGGAAAAACAGTGGACCTTTCATGTATTGTCATGTGAAAGACAATGTGCATGATTCAGCTAAAAAGTTTTGGGCGTTAAGTCAGCGACCCAGTGACAGCTATGTGTATGGAGTAAATGGGCTGCCATGTGCTTACTATCATAGCATGCAATCAGATTGTGCTCAATTAATTGGTCAGTTTAACTGGATTCAATCTGACAGCAGGTCACATGACTCCACAAATATCATGCAAGTGTTGACATAACGAGATGCACTATTAATATATACTTATGAACACACACCAGAAAACCCAACCCAACCTGCTTGTTTTTACTGGAGCAGGTCTAAGTGCAGCCAGTGGAGTGCCCACGTTCCGAGATGCAGATGGATTGTGGCAAAACCATCGTATTGAAGATGTGGCAGATTTCACCACATGGCGAAACAATTTTGAGTTGGTGCATGCATTTTATAATGCACGCAGACAGGACATGTGCTCGGTTCAACCCAATCGCGCACATGAAGTGTTGGCACAATTGCAGCGGGACTTTCCTGACCAGGTGCAAATTTTCACTCAAAACATTGACCTGTTGCTGGAATCAGCAGGCTGTTCCACAGTCACACATGTGCATGGGGAAATTAACAGAATGCAGTGTGTGGCATGTGGAGAAAATTGGCAGCTGGATAAACTGGAGTGGGATCCTGCACAGGACAGATGTGTGAAGTGCAACAGTCGCAAAGGTGTTAAGCCTGGTGTGGTGTTTTTTAATGAACATGCGCCCAAGTATAAGGATCTATACTGGTCTATCAAACACATGCATGGACGCACCTGGGTGTTGATTGTGGGCACAAGTGGTGTTGTGATTGATGTTCAAACTCTGTTTGGAAGCCACGTGGGGGTGAAAATTCTCAACAACCTGGCTCGTCATCCCGCAATAGATGATCGCATGTTTGATCATGTGTATTACGAAAGTGCACACACAGCCATGCCTAAGATTGACGTGCTGATTAGAGCACATTTGACATCTGCTGTGTGAGTGCTAGACTCACTTATAAGAATCAGGACACAATAAATGGCTAAAAAGAATCTGAGTGCAGGAGTGATTATCACTAATGGCGACAAATTACTGATTGGTCATGTGACCAATCATGTGCACTGGGATATCCCCAAAGGACAAACTGAAACACATGAAAATGCATTGGACGCTGCAATAAGAGAATGTGCAGAAGAAACTGGTATTCATGTGCCCGCACAAGAGTTAGAACTCTTGGGTCTGTATGACTACAAACCCAAGAAGGATCTTCAGCTGTATTTGTGGTGCGTGACACAAATGCCAGATCCTCTGACTTGTGTGTGCAAAAGTAAGTTCAAAAATGCACGTGGAGTTTGGGAACCTGAACTGGACGATTTTGCATGTGTGGATTGGAGCCAGATTGGGGAATATTGTCAGCCTGACATGGTTAAAGTTTTAAAGATTCTGGAGAAAAAAGCTCGTGACACAGCCCATAAACATCGCGCCTGATCTGCGTGAAGCACTGCATGCCCACGTGGTACAGGTGCAGTTCACAAAGGCAGACGGCACAAAGAGACAAATGATGGCCACTCTGTTAGAGCAACATTTGCCGCCGCGCCCACACAGTGAGGTGACCTCGCCTGAGAATCGGGACCTGTTCAAGGTTTGGGACCTTCAAAATAAGGCTTGGCGCAGTTTCCGTTCTGACAGATTGGAATCATGGACCATTGTCAGCTAACCACTGTGCAGCAGGAACAGACCACCTACACTATACAGAAGCCTGACACCGGCTGGCCCACTTTGGATCAGATTCCGGATCACATAAAGCACATGTTGCGTCCCATGGCAGAAACTTTGGCCATGCTGGACGGAAATGCCTTCTTTGGTTTAGATACAGGTGGTAATCCCTGGTGGCAACAATATGTGTCAGAAGCCTGGGTAGTGTTTCAGGAAAATGGAGGGCTGGATGGATGGGCAGGTGAAGCACAATTTGTCAAAGATGTTCTGCATGAAAATGCAGACGTTGCCCAAGCTTATGAAAGTTGGAAATTGTTGAAGAGAATGTATCATGAATGAACTGTTACAAGCCAGCCTGGAAGGCTTGCATACAAATGGTGGCAGACATCTGGAACTCACACAATCTGATGCAGCCATCCAGGAATATTATCAGAAGCGTCAACAAATCCTACAAAGGCAGTCAGATGCCATCCAGGTGGCCATCGCACAGGTGCAATCAGAACATCAAGTGGAACTGTGGCAACTGGAACAAGAATATGCAGTGTATGTGAGCATGATCACACCTGCAGGGGAACACACATGAGTGACCAACGTTGGATTATTCCTGAATCACTGTTTGTGGGCTTAGCCAAAAATGTAAGAGGTCGCGCGCCTTTGGCCAGCTTGACAGGTGCAGGCACAGATTCAGGTGCCAAGAGCAGAATGCAAACTGTCACAAACAACAGTAAGATAACCTGGACACTGGATAACACACCACAATGGGGAATGACTCTGGGCGGATCATCTTGGAAAGATGAAATCCGAGTGGAGGATCCGCGTGGGTTTAGTGTGAATGTGAGAATGGATGCTGTGCTGGACATGATGAAAGAATGTGCAGTGGTGAATGGTGTCATACAAGCTGCCTGTGTGTGGGCCAGATCAGATGGCAAGAATGTGCTGTTGGCAGTGGGCTCTGAAACACATGATCTAGCACAGCTACAGACCAGACTGGCCAACAGCAAGGTGAGCCTGAAAAACGTTCAGCTAGGAGATTGGGTCACACTCAACAATGGTGTGCAGGGTGTTTATTTGGGTAAGTTCCACAAATTGTGGTTTGAGAGCAGCACCTGGATCAGTAGTGGTAATCCCAACAAGCTGCGTGTGGATGATACAGCCAGAGTGGTGCTTTGGCAGCCTGTGCTGAAGCGCAGTTGGAAGCCTGCACACACTCAGTGTGTGATGTTCCTGAGTAATGCAGTTGTGGCAGAACATGTGCCTGGAGAATGCACATACACCGATGCACAAGCTGAGATACTGATCAATCAGCTATTGCAAGATGACTCTTGTTATGTGCAACGCACTAGCAGAGGTTACTATAGTGAACATGTGCTCATGGCCACCCGCAAACCTGTTCAAATGGACAAATTGCAAATTACACCTGAGCCAATTGTTTATACAAATTCTGACGAGATCAACATGCTCAGTCACAAGGTGCATTGGTCGCCTGATGGTGTGAAATTCTGGATGTGGGCTAGCCAGAACAAACAGGCCACTGTGAACCTTTGTGAATGGGATACTTCCTCTCTCCAGCTAAATGAGCTCAAGTTTGTGACTGCGGGTAAAATGCACAACAACTCAGCATCACAATGTCAAATGGATGTGAAACACACGTTGCAAAATTTGTATGTGTTCAAAGCCACATACACAAGCACTTTGGCTAACACAATCACTGTGTGCATTTAACCACGTTTGGGTGTCATCCAGGCAGGCAGCACCTTTAATCCTCTGTTTGAAGGTGCATTGGGTGCATCCAATATGGGTTGTGGCGAAGTAATAAAAGCAGCCACATCAAGATCTGTGTTTGGTGCCACGCTGGGTAATTGTATGGGCAGGGGTATGTCTGCAATTGTGTCTGGGGTGTATGTGTGCTCAGCATGAGTGGGTTCAACATCTGGTGCTGAATCCACAAGGTCATTCTGTTGTGACACTTGTTCAGTTAATGGTTTACTGTGAGTAACTTGCCCTGTTTGTACAAAGGCCCACAATGTGTGAGCTTGATCAAGCACTGCAACTTCTGTGAAGTATTCAGGCAGTTTGGGATATGGTAACATGCGCTGTGTGGTTTTCCATGCAACATCTGCCTTGAGACTCCATTCATTGTGCATGCGTGCCTTGGTTTCCACATAGGAATTATGCAACATTTCTCGAGCCAATTCCAACACTTTCAATCTGAGTTCTGCATGATCTGTCATTTCTGATTCCTGGATTCTGGCATGGAGGTGATTTGTGTGACCTCCATGCCCATTATTAAATTATCCACCAACCTGAGGCTCTGAACACCATGCTCACACTCTGGTAGGGTATGCTGATCACATAGTTGGACTTGCCATCCAGAGTCTCACCCAGCTGAGGTTGGATGGTGATCTTGCCTGATCCCTGTCCAAACTCATCCTTCACAGTGTAAACTCTGCCTGGCACTCCCACAGGCAGGGTGATGGTGACAGCACTTGCACTGCTCACGCCCAGATATTCATCTGTGGCTGTGAGTGTGGTGTTCACAGTGGTGCCTCTCACAGCAATCAGATCAGCACCTGTGCTGCTGATTGTCACATCACCTGTGCTCACATCCACACTGATGCCTGTGCCGGCTATAATGCTCAACACACCTGTGTTGGTGACATCATAACTCACATAAGGCCCAAAGCTGTTCAGGTTTGTGATACTGATGCCGAGACCTGCTGAAGGTGTCACTGAAGTGACAACCTCCAAACCATCCACGGTGACACTGGAGACAGCTTGCACACTGTCAAACTGAACACTGGCTAGGGGACTCACATCCTGCAACAGACTGATCACACCGTCTGTGACTTCAATAAAATCACCAATCTTAACGACACCATAGTCGTCTATACTGGTGGGTTGTGCCAAATAACTCATGTGTTACCTCCTGGGTTACCAGTAATGTCTGGAATGTCTGCGTGGATAGTATAGGTCAGTGTATCGTCTATAGGGACAGTAACAACAACAGTTGTATGCGCATCCACAATAACCATAATGGTGATAGCCGCCATGATATCCACGATATCCATGGCGGCAATAGTCTAGATAATGTGCCATTCTCCTCCTCTGCACAAAACATGCACGCTCTGATAGGGCACCTCAATCACATACTCGGTCAGCCCGTCAATCAAACTGCCGTCTGAGGTTGTGACAGTGACCTTTCTGTTTCCCAAGGGTGGGCCCATTTCAGCCTTCACAATAATCTGTTGACAATCTGAACACTCTTCTGGTAAGGTGATCATGACAGCATTCTCACTGTTCACACCAATATAATAATCAGTGTTTAGAGCTTGATAGTCTTCACTCACCAATATGCAACCGCCACAACAACCAGTGCCACCAGGCCCTGTGGGTCCTGTGGCGCCGGTTTCTCCACCACCTGTGCCGCTTGGGCCGGTGGGGCCTTGTGGTCCTGTGGCACCAGTTGGACCTGTGGGACATGGTGAACAACCATTATTTCCATTCTGGTTGTTGATGATCACAGTGTCGTTACCTGGACCCAAATCAAGAGAGGCTGTCATGCCACTCAGTGCTTGATGAGCTTGCTGAAAGACTTCTTTGTCCACAGGTTGGCCTGTGGCCAATTTGAGCAGTGCTCCTTGAAGTTCAATCAGTCTTCTGTCCAAGCTGTTCATGATGCCTCCCTGTGAATCTGTCTAGTTTGTGAGAGCGACATTTCTGCCGCTCTCACAGTTGCACACACTTGCGGTTTAGCGCACGTTGTTGTTGGTGCTGCTCTGACCCACGCCGGCCATGGTGCCAAAGTTCACCATGCCCTGACGAGTCTCAGCCAGCTGGCTGTTGAAGTTCTGGTTCATGCTCTGCAGTTGGCTTTGCATGGCTGCAAACTGACCACCCCATTGGCTCTGGAACTGACCCCAACGAGCATCGTCACAGCGGTGATGCCAGTAACGGTTGTCCTGTTCTGCATTCACCAGGCTGGTCTGACGCTCCACCAGAGCGCGGTTCAGATCATGATACTTGAGATCATTGATGAGCGCACGAGTCTTTTCACCATCATTGCTGATCTTGTCGCTCAGGTATGTGGTGTTGGCTCTTGCATCCAGCTGTGTCTTGAGAGCAGCCAGTTCTGTGTCCTTGGCCACACCAGCAAAGCCAGCTGCCATCTGCTGTTGCTGACTTACAACTTGTGCACGCAGGTCCATGGTGTCACGACCCACTGTGAAGAAGCGGTCAGCCACCTTGGCATCATGCTCCACCAGTCTGTCCACAATGCGGTCTGCACTGCTGCCCACTCTGTCAGCTATGTCGTAACGAGCATCCTTGATGTCGCCACGAGTGTTGAAGTCGCCCTTGAGGCCTTCCTTGACGATCTCGTTGGTCTCAGCTGCACTCTGCACACGGGTGGTGCCACCCTCTACGCGAATTGCATCGTTGAGCTCATCTGTGCTCACAGCAATTTCACGACGAATGTCACTGTGCTCTTTGCTGAGGATGAGTGTATCTACTTCTGCCATTTGTTTCTCTCCTTTAAACGGTTTAAATGAGAGAAACCATCCAATTGCAATAACTGTGTGCTTCTCTCATTCATACTTAAAATCTCATGCACATGTGACAGTAAGCGATTCATACAGCATGTACTTGAGTTTTATTGCATATCCTGGGCAAACACAGTATCCTTGAGCCACTTTTCAAACTGCACCTTCAACTGTTCACAGATGTGGCTGTGGTTGAACCAACATTTCTGTTCCTGCTCCCAAGCCCTGCTAGCATGGGCCTGCACATGCAACATGACCAAATTAACATGTGCTCTCCACAAATCACAAAATCTACTGTGGAACTCATGCACATGCAGGAACTCCTGAGTCATGTATCCCCATTGGATTAATGTGTGCGCATCAGGATAAGTCACATATTGCATATAATGTTGCACATGTGCCATCACATGATCACATAGTTGTCTAGCTTGGTGGGCAGGTAATACAGTTTCCAAGATGTGCAGCAGTTCAGGTAACTCATCCAGAATGTTGCTGACTGCATGCGGTAAATCACACATGTTCTCAATCAGCTGACTGAACACATGAGCTGCTTGCACAATTTGAAGTTCACGCACATGAATTACTACCATGGTGTTCACAACTTGAGTTGTAGAGCACTCACAGCCAGTTGAGTGCGATTTCTCACACCAAACTTTTTCATGATGGCACCTATGTGCACCTTGACTGTGCTCTCACTTATCTTGAGCTGTTTGGCAATCACTTTATTGCTGCTGCCTCTGGTTTGTATCATTTGCAAAACTTGAGACTGTCTGGGAGTTAACCGAAACATGGATTTCACAGCCACCTGTTTGTGAGGCACATACCAACTCCACATTTTTTTGGGCCAATAGGGTGTGCCCTGTATTATGTGAGCCAAAGCTTCCAAAAACTCTTTCACAGGCTGCCAGGTCACATCTGGCAGCATACCCAAGTAACCTTCACTTTGACTTACCTTTAGCCAGTTTTGATCAGTTTGACTGTTGATGAGTATGATCACATGTGGCGTGGCATTATAATGAATACCACACATGGTTCTGATCACACTACCTAAATCAGCTTGGTTCAATGTGGTCCTGGGTAATAGATGTGATTGTACAACCACCACATCATATTGTTTATCGCATACTGCCTTGAGCAGATGTGCTATATCCATATACCAGTCACATGTGACACCGTTCTTAATATGTGCTTCATGCGCTTCCCATGTGAGTGAATCACTCACCCAAGCCATTAGTTTTTTTGTTACTGTTTGCATATGAACCTCCTTGTGCATCTACTTAAATGTGATTAAACAGGAGTTAGACCCGCTTGAGTCTATGCTAGACTTCAGTAGGTCAGAAGAAAGTGGTTGACATGTGCTGCAATCATGCTACAATGCACATACAAGACAAGGAGACCATCATGCTTGCAGATGATGTGAAAGTGCTTGCAGGCAGTGTGCATCAGCCTCGCGCTAGGGTGTTTGCTGATCTGCATGTCAAGCAGGCACAGGCACTTGATGCACACTCAGACTTCTTCACAAGTCAAGCACATGATGCCAAGGTTGCACAAGTGCAAGAGATTGTGCAGGCATTCTTTCCTGTGCACAAGGCCTTGTATGTGAATCGCAGGTCCAATCGTGGTCAGCCCTTCACTGTGGTCAAGGTGGAGCAGCCACAATTCCCTCGCATGAGTGCAAAGCAGATTGATGCGATGTATCGTGAGCCGCTTAAGGCGCTGGGTGTGGAGATTGTGTTCAGCGCTCGCACCAACAGCTATCTTTATCGGGTGCGGTGATCTCATCATGGGATTGAGCACAAAAACTCGTGTCAAGTTGGCCCAACGTGCAGGTTGGCGCTGTGTGTGGTGTGATCAAAAGACCCGGGAAAAGATGGGCTGGCAGAATTCAGCCACCATAGAGCACATGCTGCCTGTGTGTGAAGGTGGCAGCAACAAACTAGAGAACTTGGCCAGTGCCTGTGCCAGGTGCAATCGTCTCCGAGGCACTCAGTGTGCAGAATTGTTCAAGTGGATTGCTGCCCAACTGCCTGTGGATACTCGTCTGCAATGTGAAGCCTTGGATCAAGAGCGCAAACACAATCGCAAGATCAGGCAGCAGCAGTTGGCAGCCAAATGCGGCAGTGATGATCAGTTTACCTATTTGAAGGTGCCAGACCAAGAGCTCAACAGCAAGGAGCGATACAGGAAGGATCGCACCTTGGTGAATCAAGCTCTTGCTCAAAGCAGGAAGAATCCATTTGAACCAGGCAGCCGCCGCCATCGCCTGTTTGAAACAGAGTGTGTGAAGTTGCCCCCAGAAGTCAGTATGTGGAGGCAGCTCTGGAACAAGTTGACAGCAGGGTGGTGCACCCTATATTCTGCTATCAAGCGTTGGGAGAAGCCTAGTGAAAATAGTGTCCGGTAACAGCAATCAGAGTCTGGCTCAAAGTGTGGCCATTCATTTGAATCAGAAATTGGTGCGCACCACCATCAAGCGATTTGCTGACCAAGAGATTGGTGTGGAGATTCATGACAACATCCGAGGAGAGGATGTGTTTGTGATTCAGAGCACCAGTTATCCAGCAAATGACAACCTGGTGGAGTTGTTGCTGATTCTGGACGCACTCAAGCGATCAAGTGCACGACGAGTGACTGCTGTGGTGCCTTATTTTGGATATGCACGCCAGGACCGCAAATCAGGTCCACGCACTCCCATCTCAGCCAAATTGGTGGCCAATCTGATCACTCAGGCTGGTGCTGATCGTGTGCTCACCATGGATTTGCATGCTGGTCAGATCCAGGGCTTCTTTGACATTCCTGTGGACAATCTGTTGGCAGCTCCCATGTTTGCCAAAGATATAGCCAGGGCCTATGAAAATAGAGATTTGGTGATTGTGAGCCCTGATGTGGGTGGTGTGGTGCGAGCCAGAAACATTGCCACTCGTGTGCACTGTGACCTGGCCATAATTGACAAGCGGAGGCCCAAAGCTGGAATTTCCGAAGTTATGCATGTTATAGGAGATGTGCAAGGTAGAGACTGCATCCTAGTAGACGACATTGTGGATTCAGGCGGCACTCTTATCAACGCAGCTAGGGCTCTACTAGAGCGTGGAGCAGCTAGTGCATGTGTGTATGTCACTCATGGTGTATTAAGTGGAGAAGCCGCTACTAAAATTCGAGATAGTGGGTTAGAGATGATGACTGTTACAAACTCTATTGAGGCCACACTACTAACTCAAAGTGTGAACAACATCCGACAACTGGATGTGAGCGGTCTGATTGGTGATGCCATGGATCGAATTCACAATGAGAAGAGTGTGAGTAGCTTGTTTGACTGAAGATTCCAAGAAGTCAGAGTGTGCGCAACCACCAGTGGAAGAAGATCTGGATTGGGAGTGCATTCCTGAAATCCCAGAGGGTGCAACGCTGGTGCCCATGAATGTGGTTATTAATAAACTGGTTGCGCAGTTTAAGGAACGAAGAGCTGCCAGACGTGCACAAGTGGATCAGGAACTTGGAAAGAAATCTTGAATGACTCACATGCAGAGTCCGTTCAAGCATCTCACACACGAGATCATGCTGAACAGAACATATTACTCAAAGAGTGCCCAAATATTTGCCTGGCTGCTGGATCATGTGGGAGCAGGTTATGCAGTAGATTATACTCTGCCTGTGAAAGATTATTCCCAATGTGTGTGGTTTGCATATCAACTGTTTGGTAACACTGTGATCAGATTTGCAACACCAGAAGATCTTATGAAATTTCGATTGAGCTGGTGTTAGCGTGCAGCATTCAGATGAATCATCTGGTGGGTGTATGTGAAAAAACAGGTGCCAGATCAGGCACCCCACATGCGTGCCTGGTGTTATGATCAATGTGAAGGCATGTTCACTCATCACTATGTGAGCTGGCAGGTGCAAGGATGGTATTTCACTAATGAATCAGATGCTGTGAACTTCTCACTAACCTGGAGTGACATGGTTGATCATGATCCCTGAAGATTGGCCCTATCGGGTCAAACATGACCCCTGGGGGTCATTTGAACATGAGTTCAGATGGTGTGAATTCAATGTGGGGGACCGACACAAAGACTGGGACAAGTCATTTGGCTACTGGCTGTTTGCGAGAGAGTCAGATGCTGTGGCATTTGTCGCCACTTGGTTATGAACATGCAACTGTTGCATGTTCATGATGAAAATATGGGTTGACAGCTTGAGCTCATGTGCTATAATGCACATACAAGACGAGAGGCATCACATGAAGCATCTGGATCTGCATGGTTACTGGGCTTGGCGTCGCAGTGTCTCTGAACCCACAGTGGGCACTGTGTTTGAGTTTGTGCAGGCCCGGCAGACTGCGGTCAGCAAGCGTGATCACATCAGGGCACAATCTCGCTGGCAGGTGACAGCCATCTGTGCCAGCAAGCGTGACCATGCTCTGCCAGCTGACAGCTCGTGTGAGATGGTGCTGGTGACTGCCAAGGGTAAGCCGCGCAAGCGAATGGTCGCCTTCAGTGCAGAAGGTATTGCTGAAATGCTGGCATATGGACAGATTGTGGTTGTGTGATCACCAGTTGCATCCCAGTGAATGCACTCATGAGTGGCCACACACCCGGACCCTGAGACTGAGCAGTCTAGAGATTAATCAGATCAGACACTGGATGTGGGTGAATGAATGCTCAGCCTATTATATGAGTGTGAACCGACGAGTCTACACTGAGGGCACTGGCCATTACGGAGTGGTTGTATATTGTAGAGATCTCACAGTGTGGCCCATGTTTGTGCTTACCTGGGTAAAATAACGGTTGACAAGCTGTCTCTTAATGCTATAATGCACACATACAGCAAGGAGCTAAACACATGAACGACTTTGACAGGCGCTTCCGAATCATGCGTTGGTTTGTGGGAGGCATGATTGCGGTGGTCACCCTGTTCACACTGTTCACAATTGGCTTGACTGTGTACATGGGATTGGCATGCTACACCAGCGGGGATCCCAACCACATGGCCTGCTATATGATGAGCGACCGTGTGGAAGTGGGCGTGCGTCCTCGGTAAAATACTGGTTGACCCAATCTGTGATCATGTTATAATGCACACACAAGACGAGGAGCCACACATGAATCGGAAGTATCGCAAGGCTTATAGCAACAGCGACACTGTGCATGAGAGTGTGCCCGCGGCTGTGCCACTTGTGCCTGCGCCACCCCTCACCCTGCAACAGGTTGTGGAATTCCTCAAGGATAACATGCAAATTGATGTGAGCGTGGAACCTGTTCCCTATGAACACGGTTGGACCACCATCAAGGTGGCAGTGCGGCTGGACCAGGAAGTGATTGCTGTGGGCAGCGACAATTATCGCACCTAAAAGTGGTTGACCGCCTGATCCATCATACTATAATGACCACACAAGCCGAGGAGACACACATGACCACAACTCGTGAAACCCGTGCACAACGTCGTGCTCGTGAAGCTCAGGAAGCTCAGATTGCCGCAGCCCGCTGGAATGAACAAAAGCATTTGCGTTTGTTGAGTGCCCTGGCTCGTGCTCAGGACCTGGGTGTGGATGCCTGTGTGTATTATCGCAATGGTGTGATGTACTACAAGTTCAACACCAATGTGGAGTATAACGGTAACTGGCATGATCCAGTGGCTGAGCTCATGGAACATGTTATGGAGTATATTGAGCAGGACCTGGAAAAGGTGGCTGCGGAACAGCAGCGATCCCGCCGCCTGGCTCAGGTCAGGCAGGATGTGCTCAGTCGCCTCAGTGAGGAAGAGCGCGAGGCCCTGGGGCTTTGATCATGACAGATCAACCAGCCAAACTGACTCCTGTGGTGCGTCTCAAGGGTGACAAGATCATTCTCAAACTGGGGGATGCATCCTGTGAGCTTGATGTTACTGACGGGCACAGTGATGACGCGGCGCAGTTGGCCCGGGTGATTCAAACCCGTATTCAGGAAGTGTTGGCCAAACGCCGCAGAGATCCTGACCGCCAAGCCAAATGGGCAGAAGATTGGCATATGCACGCTGAAGCTCGCAACAAACGGTTTGAACAAGATCTGCAACAAACCATGCAACAGGTGTTCAAGCCCAACAAAAGTGGTTGACATACTCTGCAACCATGTGATAATGCACGCATAACAGGAGATAACATGATGACCCGCTGTAAGATCAATCTCACCAGTGCAGTGAGTTCAAGCGACATCTCCTGGGCCTGGCCACCACTGTGAGCTACATCAGCGAGCAGATTGATGCAGCGCCAGCCAGCACCTACCGTTACCGGGTCACGTTCAACCCCACTGTGATCATTCCGGATTTGCGCCTGAACACTGTGAACTAAACTGATTTAATGTGGCAGGGGCGGAGTGTTATATCTCCGCCCCTTGCGCTTGGGTATTCCATGTTTGGTCAACCATAAATTGACGCCTGCCCCTGTGGCACCTACCAATTGACCTATCTCCTCTGTTGACATACAAAGTGTGAGGTAGTGATGTTGTAGCCAGTCTTTATCCTTCATGAGCGGCCTGCGTGAATCTAAATTTAACTTTTTACGCCAGTTGTGAATGGCTGCTGCACTTACTCCATAAATTGACGCAATTACTGGATCTGAATCATTATTATTAATATGCTGTGATAATAACTGCACAAACTCATCAAGGCTGTTACAATGGGACCAAGATGGTGGTCCTTTGATCCCTCTGGGCACACTGTTGGCTTGTTTAACAGACTCTCTTGCAATTGCAAGTTGATGTGTAGTAGCGTATCTCTTATTTTGTGTGCCGTTTGTTTTAAAACACATGCAGTGGTAAGCTCTCAGCGCACTAGTTAAATAGGGCTTGTTGACAAACTTGCATAATAATCTGTGAGCTAATATATGCTCTTTAGCTGTCAAATAAACTTTGTTATTTGAATCAGTATCACCTCCCAATTTGAAGCTGCGAGGTAATATATGATGTCCTTCCACGTAAGCCAACAGGGCCTTGGCTTTTGATCTAGTGGGGGCTCGTGTTAATGCCCTAGATACTAATCTAGTATATGCGTCAAGATATTTGTTATTATCGCTTACTGAAGCGATAATACTCAGATAAATATTCATAAGCTGTTGTTCCTTCTAGCAATAGAGTGGTTGGGGACTCTCACCTCCCGTGAACCACATTTATTTAGTGCCGTTGTGCACTTTTTGTGTTGACAATTCCTGCAACTGTGCTATTATCAAGCTCGAACAAAGGGGTAACACATGTTCAATCAGATGCACTACAGCACCCGTATCGAAGATTATCTGGATGCTATCTCTGGATGTGCCGCCTTCATCGTGGCTGAACGCGATTATGGAACGATCATCAACTATCGGCAGATGGGCAATGATGTGTTCCCTGACCTTCAGTTGGCTCCTGATCCTGACACTGAACGCAAGTGGGGCCTGCGACGTCAGTGCCGTGGCCTGATCTTTGATCTGAATGGCCAAGTTATCTCGGCTCCTTATCATAAGTTCTGGAATGCGGGAGAACGCACTGAGACTCTGCTGGAACACATTCCGTTTGATCAGCCGCATGTGATATTGGACAAACTTGATGGATCTATGTGCCGTCCTGTGTTCTTCTCTCAGGAGGGCTGGACCATGTGCACCAAGATGGGGCCCACGGCAGTGGCTGAGAATGCAGAGCGCTGGGCCCGCAACCATGCGAATTACGACCGGTTTTTTTGGGACCTGCACAACCATGGCCTTACGCCGTTGCTTGAATGGTGTTCTCGACAAAACCGGATCGTAGTGGATTACCCTGTGGACCGTCTGGTGCTCACTGCGGTGCGTGATTGTGTGACTGGTGCCTACCTCACCTACACTCAGCTGCAAGAGCTGGCTGGTGAATATGATCTGGATCTGGTGCGCCAGTTTGAAGGCAGTGTGGAAAGCATGCAGTCACTCATGGATCACACTCGTGATCTGCAGGATGCTGAAGGCTATGTGGTGCGCTGGCTGGATGGTCACATGGTGAAGATCAAAGGCGAATCATATTGCCAGATCCATCGTGCCAAGGAAGGCATCCTGCGTGAGAACGGCGTGATTGGCATGATGCTGGATGAGAAGCTGGACGATGTCAAGGGCTTCCTGTTTGTGGAAGATCGTGACGCTCTGGAACAGTTTGAGACGGAGTTTTGGGCAGGTGTGACTGCAACGGCTGATGTGTGGCGCAGCACCTATGTGCATGTGCGCCAGCGATTTGGCGCGGACCGCAAGGCCTTTGCGCTGGGTGCTGCACAGAACATGGATGCTCACCAGCGTTCGGCTGTGTTCAAGGCCTGGGATGAACCAGGGTTTGACTGGCAGGCGGCTGTGCTGGACACGGTGCGTCGCAACATCAGCACTGGTGTGAAGACTGATGCTGCCCGCCACCTGTGGGGCAATGCTCGTTGGGATGGTTCGCGCATGATGGGGTCAGAGTGACCATCATGGAGAATCAAACAGATCCCACCAACTGGGATGAGTTCTTTGACCAATTCCCTTATGGTGTACTGGTGCTCAAGGGTGATCAAATTGTGCATGCTGTGGGTTATCCACAGCCTGCCACCCAACAGGATGCCAACCGTCTAGCCCGTGAACTCAAGTCTGATGCAGACCTGGGCCTCCAGGATCTGGAGGACTATCACATCTCACCTGTGAGTGGAGATGATTGGCGCAAGTATGTGCAGATTTTTGTGGGAGAAGAATGATGGCCTACAAGGGTGACACTGTGAAGTATCGCATCAGCAGCCCCAATGGCACTTGGCGCACTGTGGACACACTAGCGGAAGCAGAGGCTGAGGCACACAGGATGATCACAGAATATAAGATGGCTTGGGTGGCGGTGGACAAGATTGAAACTACCCGAGTGCTGGTGCGCCAGATGGGAGATGCCTCATGAGCAGGGTGACAGAATACAAGGTGTGCAAGGCCATTGCACAGGGTGCGCCTGTGCATGAGGCCACGCTTGTGCAGATCACACAACGTCCAGCAAGTGAAGTGCTGGCAGTGCTCATCAAGTTGTATCCTGACCAGTTTGGCACACCTGGTGTGAATGTGCCCTACCGCACAGAAGCCACCCTGGATGAACTGGTTGCATATGCCCGGCCCATTTATGAACGCAGTGGTGTGGATGCCATTCTCCAGCTACAGAATTATGCATCTGCATGTGGCTGCATGGGACCGCAACGTGATGAACCACTGTGCCCATGCCAGATGCGTGCACAGCTATACCGAGACAAAGCTGCTGTGGCAGCCAGGTTTATGGAGGAGTCATGAACTCAGAACTCATCCGCAAGCTGGCTGGAGAGGCTTATGTGGCTGCTAGTCTGGAGTTGCAATTTGCAGATGCAGCCACCTGGTATAGTGATCGCGTTCCCACATCCGAACAGGTGCATCTGAAATTTGCTGAGCTGATTGTGCGAGAATGTGCTCGTGTTGTGAATGATAATAATTTTGCAGGCAGCAATCTAGGCGATCGCTTGCTGTTTGACCATTTTGGATTTGAATCATGAACACAAAGTTAATTGATGAGCTGGCAGCACAAGCCTGGCGCTATTCCATCAACTATGATGGTGAACAGGTGCTGCCACAAATCAAAGTGTTCCATCGCAAGCTGACAGAATTGGTGGTTCAGGAGTGTGCCAGATTTGACAGTGAACTCTTGAATGAAGATCATGTGGAAGGTCTGACCTACAACTGGCCGCTGCTGGAATACTTTGGGGTCCAACCCAATGACACCTGACCCCAAGTTGGGATGTCACTGGCTGTGGATGGTGCCTGTGTTCTACCTGTGGTTGCTGGTGAGTGCATGTGCTTGCAAGTTGACACAATGTTATCAGCGTGCTAGGATGCGCTATATCACATGGAGATATCCTCATCTCCATGAGCTGAGAGTGAAGGCAGGGATTGACAAGGATCACAAGTGACACACAAACAGCGCATGCGAGTGTATGAGCAGTTTATGCATCAGGTGCAGATGTATGCACTGGTGCACAATCAGCTCAAACTCAACGAGGCCATCACTCTCATGTGCGATTGGTCATATGCTCATCGTGTTGGCAATGGTGAGTATTCAGAGAGACAGCAACAGCGAATTGTGGACCAGGTGGTCGCACGCATGGAGAAGTTCTGAATGAAAGTGGATCCCTTGGACCCCACCAATCAGGATCGCCCACTCTGGTTGGTGTATGGTGTGGCGTGCAATCCACAAATTGTGTGCTGCAAGATCAAGATGAGCGGTGAACCAGATGATCTCAAACCCACCATCTGGGGGTTCAGCGTGTACAAGGGTGTGCCGGGATTTAGAACCATAGGACACACCCTCGTGCATTGGCTAAACCACAACAAGAAGAAGTATGGCTGGAACATGTGGGAGTTTTATGATCTCCAGGAATCAGCATTGACTAGACTACAACTGTTGACAGATCCTGTGTATCAGTCTATCATAGCACAAAAGGAAGCCACATAATGCAATATGTTCTCACCCAGGCCGAGTATGATGATCTTGTGCGCAAGCAGAAGCTGGACCTCAAGCTCAAAAAGCAAGAGCTGCAGAAGCTGTGCACCCAGATTGCTGATACTATGCCTGTGAGTGTTAAATGGTACAATGATGGTAAGCCCACACCCTGGGGTTGCATTCTCACACCGGAAGGTGAGCCCAAAGACGAAGAACTCTATTGTGACAAGTGACCAGTTCACAGCATCTGTCCTCTGGATCACAAAGCGTGGAGCAAATAATGAAATTATACATTGCAGTGTTGGAAGATGTGCCTGACTATATCACGCCCACTCTGGTGGCTCATGCTGTGCTGGGTGCACACTTGGTGCATGTGGGCAACGAGAATTATGATGCCTGGCTTAAGGACAGCTGGCAATTCTCTATGGTATAAATATCTGTGTAGGTCACGGGTGACTCGCCAGAAACCCCACCTACTCTAGAACAATATCAGGAGTTCCAGCATGACCTATTTATTTGAGGCTTTGAAGAAGCCTACTCGGTTATATATTAAACAATGCCCGCATTGTAATTTAAAATACTTTGGTAAATCCATTGAAGAAAATATTGAAAAATATCCAGGTTCAGGTACTGTGTGGAAAAGACACTTGAAGAAACATCATGTGGATCCACTACACCTATGGCATAGCACATGGTATCATGACACATCTATTAAAAGATTTGCTACTAAATTTAGTGTTATGAACAATATAGTCGCAAGTAATAAATGGGCAAATTTGGCTATTGAAAATGGAATTGATGGCGGGAATTTGGGCGATGCAGCCATTAACCGTATGCGATCCACCAAAAATGATCCGTTATGGAAACAAACTGTTGGCAAGGATGCAGCTGATAAACAGACTATAACTAGAAACAGTATAGATTGGAAATCCACAGTTGGTAAATCTGCTACAGAAAGACGTTTAGAGACAATTAATAATTTAGAATGGAAACAAACTATAGGGACGGCGACAAATAAAAAGATATCCCAAACAAAGAACGATCCTATCTGGATAGAGACAGTAGGCAAAGACGCCGCTAGAAAGCGTTTGGATAAGATCGATTACGCAGAAATAGCAGCAAAGGTATCTCGTACTCAAAGTGATCCAGAATGGATTGAGACTGTAGGTAAACAAGCAAGACAGAAGCGACATAATACTGTATCATCAGAGGAATGGAAAGCATCTGTTGGTCAACAAAGGGCTGAGAAGTATTCAGCTACGGTGCTGGATCCATTATGGTTAGAGACAAAGGGTAGAGAGCGCAGTGAAAAACAATCTGAGCGAGCTAGAAATAGACAGAAGCTTACCTGCAATCATTGCGGGAAACAAGCATCGGGATCAAACTATACCCGATGGCATGGGAATAACTGCAAGCATCGCCCATAACCGCAAGGAATTTGACAAGATTGCTGCGCTGCCAGGGGTGTATCTGGGTCATGAGAATCGGACACTAGATGGCATCAAGTCATGTGCAGTGCCTGTGCCTTGTGCGGATGCAGATCTACCCAAGGTGCTCAAATTTGCAAAGCTGTGGAAGCCCGTGGCCTCGCTAATGGAGGCTGCCACATGAACTATGAACGCATGGGAGAACTGTTGGCAGAAACTGCCCTCAGCTTGGGATGGCCCAATGATGGCGATGAAGGTGCACAAGAGTATGTGATGCGTGTGTGCAGAGAAGTGGCCCTCACAGATGCAGAGGCTCGCAGAGGGCTTGCACTGAAACGATATGTGCTGTTTGGCGGCTACACATATTATGCAAGTGGTGGCTGGAGAGACATGCAGGACAGTTATGCAGATCTGGAATCAGCGTGCACAGCCGCACAGGAATTGATGAAATCAGACTGGAATGACTGGTGGCAGATTGTGGATGTGAATAGTGGTCAGATTGTGAGCCAAAGCGAAAATCAAGCACACTGTTGATGTGTGCACACAAAATTTTGGGAGTGGTGGTTGCAATGCACCAGACTATTTCACAAACTGTGTGATGATAAACACATGTTGGCAAGGTGTTCCCCCTAAATCAGATCAAAGTGGCTGGCATTGGCTCAAACTCAAAAGTGGGCTCATGCCCATGCCCTTGTTTTGGGACGCATGTGCACACAAATGGCGAGATCAAATGCAATTTGTGCTGGCTGTGCAAGTGTCACGAGTGTATGACTATCTGGAGCCCATCAGTTGGGCCATGGTGTATGAACCCTGCAATAACAAGACTGTGATAATTTAAAAGGCAACCACATGAACCCCACAAGCGAGCGCTTGAAACAGCTGGCACATCAGGTGCCCTTCCTCATGGAAAAGGAAAACTATTTGCAAGCGGCTGCAGAAATTGACCGCTTGCACATGCTGATTGAACAAATTGATGCCTGTGTGAAACACTCATCAGATCAGGCACTTGTGCAAATTGCACACATCCTACAAGAGGCTACTTCATGAGCACAGATCCCTACACTTGGTTTGAATCTGAATGGCAGGCCAGGGTGAGTCAAATCAGTAGTCGACGAGCATATGAGCTGTCTCCTTTGAACTACAACAACACCACGCCTGATTGGAATGTGCCTGTCAATCATGTGGCCATCATGAAGGTGGAAATCACAGAACCTGATCTCATGCACATGATTCGAGACTTGCGTGATGCACATGCTCATGCTCAAGTGCAACAACGATATCCGCAGCTCAAGGAAGCCTACATGAACTATCTGAGTCAGGTGTATCTCACAGTGGATAAATGGCCCAGTTGACGCAATTTGCTCACATGCTATATTTGCAATCATACAGCAATCAATTTATCAAAGGTGCACAACATGAAGCGTGATCTAGTGCGGGATGAGAACTTTCACACAGAAAGTCATCACTATGCTATTGTGAGTGACATCACTCACAAATTCTGGCAGTCATGTGCAGCTGACCAAATTATTGTGCAACGACTCAGCTTGGACACCAAGCTGAATGAGCGTGCCATGTTTGCACATGTGCAAGCCACATGTGAGCGGCTGCTGCCCACACAAGAAATTCAGGGCAACTTTGTGTGTGCCAATCAGTTTTATGTGCAGGTGGGCAACCATGTGCTGATTCAAATCAAAAATGACAGCTATCGTAATGCTCGCACAGGCATTTGTGAATACAACTTTGAGATCATGGGCAGCGATGCTCATGTTCAGCTGGTGCAGCGTGACCTGGATGAAAGCCTGCGAGATCACAAGCTGGTGAAGATCAGCTGGCATTATCAGACCAGCCGTGGCACAGACTCAGCCAGTCTGCATGTGACTGGACTCAACCAGCACATTCGAGATGAATACTATCCTTGGTTCAGGAATGGCGTGAACTCATTCATTTCTGACTACTTTGACAACCCAGATGCGGTGCTGGTGCTGTATGGACCTCCTGGCACAGGTAAGACCAGCTTTCTGCGTCATCTGCTGCTCACCCAGGGTGTGAATGCCATGGTCACATATGATGACAAGGTGCTCAGCAAGGATGAATTCTTTGTGAACTATCTCACAGATGAAGAGCATGATGCACTCATTGTGGAAGATGCAGATGTGTTCCTGGCACCACGTGAAGATGGTGAGAACACCATGATGAGCAAGTTTCTGAATGTGAGTGATGGACTCATCAAGATCACCAACAAGAAGATGATCTTCACCACCAACATCACTCAGCTCAACAAGATTGATGCAGCTCTGTTGCGACCAGGTCGTTGTTTCGAAGCTGTGGAGTTCAGAGAGCTCACACCTGATGAGGCTCATGCAGCAGCACATGCAGCAGGGGTTGCACAACAAGATTGGCACTCACAGCGCAGCTGGAGTCTGGCTCAGATCTTCAACAGTAGTGAACAGCCCATGCCCAGCCAGCGGTTTCGCATGGGCTTTGCCTGATCATGAGCACCTGGGGCATGCATGAATGGTCCCACCCCAAATGGGGCACAAACTGGATTGTCACAGTGCCTTGTGTGGATGCGTATCATGACCATGCAATGGTGCGCTGGTGTGAATGCGAGTTCGGATATGTGGATAAAGGGGTCCTGCGTGCATATCACAGTCAGGACTTCTGGTTCAGATCTGAATCACAAGCCTTGCAGTTCTGGCTCGCATGGGCACCATGAACGAGTTGGGTGTTTCTCGTAGTGCGTATGGTGATTATTGGATTGTGAGCTTGAACTGCAACCACTGGTTCCATGACAAACACATATGTGAATGGTGTGAACAACAATTTGGTTATGTGGATCTGGGAGCATGTGTGAGTCACCAAACGCAAGATTTCTATTTCACACATGAGGACCATGCCATCCTGTGTTGGTTGACTTGGGGGTCAAGATGACCGTGGGTATCCATCTACATGAAAATCTTGAGTTTCAGAAGCCTTGGAAAAACTTTGTTGCGCATGTGGAAAAACAATCTGAAACGTGTGACGTTGTATTTGAACAAATGGGCACACAATTATTGACAGATTATTCAGCTTGGACCAATTGGAGTGATGATATAGATCCTGTTTGGTTTGAGCATGAGGATGGTGTGACTCAGTTTGTGCTGACCTGGAGTTAACCGGATGGAATTCTTTTTACCCATGGTGATGAGATGTGGATCCACCAATCCTGTTTGGCGTAAATTTTGTGATCTCATGGATGACAGGGCATTGGCTCGCCATGGCACATGGTATCTGGCAGACGGCACAGACACTGTGCATTTGGAGATTGATGCAGAGTTGGTGAAGTATGGAGCCTGGACAGACTGGGATGATTGGGAGGACCCTCTCTGGTTCCCAGATTCAGAGCAGCTGACAGCCTTTGTGCTCACCTACGGCTGACTTATGCTTTGGCCTTTTTACCTCTGCCCAGCGCCACCACATCTTTCACTTTGACGTCTCTGACATCTCTGGCATCCTTGCTGACAATCTTGCCCACCTGAGTGTCTCTGATCGCCTTCTCAGCCTTTTGAGGAGTTGCAAAGCTCTTGCCTGTGAGCTTGTCCACAATTTCACCATCTTTGGTCATCTCAAAGCGTTCATCACCAGCCAGCTGTTTGAGCAGCTTGCCCATTTCCACCAAGTTTCTGAACACAGGTTTGCCTGTGGGATCTTCCACTTTGAGACGAGCCTTCAACAGCACATTATCTGGATTACCTTTTTCATGCACAAACAGAGTGGGTGTGGAGAGAGCACTGGCACTGGTCTTAATGTGCACATCCAGATCCAGCTTGTCCATCTTCTTTTCTAAATTGTTGAAGTTGAGCTGATCATATCCTGCAATGGTGGGTGCATTCTTGAGGGCCACCAACACCACATCCTTTTCCGAACCTCTTGCAAAGTGTTGAATGCCTCGGGCCAAATCTTTCACCCAATGAGCTTCTGTGGTCTTACTGGCATTCTTCAGCTTGCGAGCAAGGTCATCTTTCACCCAGAAGTAGGCCTTGCTGGCTGCTTGCACAGGTGCACCACCATCCCACTCTTTCTTCAAACTGGTGGGTAATTGAACTCCAAACAGGCTGTGCATGAACTCCTTGATGGTTTCAAAGCTGGTACCATATTTCTGTCCAATCTGTTCCACATCTGATGCTTTCAGGCTGATGTTCAGCTTGACAGGCTTACCATCAATTTTCACCCTCACATCCACTTTGGTGCCGGTTTGTTCACTCAAACCATCACTTGTGACCTCCACTCTGTTGGGATCAGGATCATTCAGGATGTGGTCAATCTGTTTCTGCACCTGTTTGTTTTTGTTGGCGAACAATTGTGCACTCTTGAGGGCTCCAATATAACCTGAACGATCTTCACTCATGAGTGCATCCATGGTCAATTTGTCCAGTTTTATCATGAGCTTGATCTTGTTGCCCTGCACAGTCTTTGTGTATGTGGCTTCTGCGGTGGGACTCTTCTTGCCCTGCTGCACATATGTGAGCTTGCCACCCTGCATGTTGTTCTTGATGGCATCCAGGATCTTGATGATCTGTTGTTCTGTCACAGGCTTGTTGCTCACAAAGCGAGCAGTGAGTGCCACACCCAGTAAGCCTTCAGCCAGGTTGCCCACATTGTATCCTTTGGTGCCTGCACCACCACCAAACTCTGTGGTCTTTTTCAGATTACCAATTGCAATGGTTTCACCATCCAGGGTGCGCACTTGAATCTTGCTGATCTTTTCCCCTGCCAACAGTCTGTCAAAGACATCCTTGAGCTCATCATGAGATTCAGGATCAATCAGCACCTGCTCACCTGTGCGCTCCAGAGTGAAAGGCTGTTTTTCTTTCACCATGTTGAGGAACTTCTGCACACGCCAAGGTCTTCTGATCAGTGCACTTGCATCCAGTCCTGCTTCCTGAATCAGTTGCAGGTGTGTTAATTGATTAATTCTCATTTGTGATACCTATATTCAGAGTCATGTGTGCACACTCATCAAATCCATGAGTTCCTGATGACAGTTCACAGCGTGTAGGATCCAAAATGGCAGCATGTGAGGTACATCTATCAGGTTCATGATCACTTGTGTTTCTGTATCATGTTGCAATAAATTTAACTGTGCATGATCCTGTGGCGGCACATGCACATGCAACCATGTATACACTTCATGTGCCATGCTGTGCCATATGATCATGTGAGGTGGTTTGACATGATCACTCATCACATGCATGACACTCATGCATGTGATCAGAGTCACCACAGAGGGTGGCTCCCTGAGTATGTGGGGCCTACTGGTCATGTTCAATAAAAGCATGATGCTCACACACATGCACAGTAGCCATTTTTGCCTCATACACATATTTATAGCTCCAAATTTATAAATATGTCAAACACACCTTCTGTGAGGGGGCCGCCTGTGTGGTTATTAAAAACAACAACCCTAGCGGTTGTGCTTTTCGGTATATTTGTGTTGAGTGGCCAAATTGCCACTTGGGTGTTTTTATGGACTGGTTGTTTGTGGACCAGTTCAGCCATATTTGGCATCAGCATGGTGAGTGCGGGCACCCTGGTTTGGATAGTGAGCATGTGGGACTTGTTGCAAAATCTATTTAATTAGATACGCCAGCCGTCAACAGATAAGTTGACTATGGGTAGATATCTGCTATGCTATGGGAATGATAATACCAATGCATAGCTTGACTATTTTGTGGGGATCTGATTTGGAAACCAAGGTTACTTGGGCTCTGAACCACTATCCTGCACACAAATTGTTAATACAACAAGACATAAGGGAAGAACTAACTGGACATGCATGCAGTCCCCTGAACAGATTTCAGGTAAAGGAAGAGACCCGCCGTAGGGTGGAACTCAGACTGAGCATGGGCCAACAAATCATATTGATCCTGGATGATCACACTCATGTGGATGTGCACACATGGGCCAATTTATGTGACAGCGTGCATGCTCACATGTGTGTGGTCACATTCAATCAGAAGCTGACCACCAGCAGAGTGCAGGTGATACCTCATGATAAAGTGGAGCTTCACACCCCTTCCATCCAAAAGGTGTTGGCTGTGGGTGATGTGCATGGTGACCATGTGAGCATGCACAAGGCCTGGCGATATGCACAGGAAAACAACCTGCATGTGATCTGGTTGGGTGATGTTATTGATTATGGGGATCAGAATTTGAAGTGTTTGCATTTGGCATATGAGAGTGTGAGAAATCATCAAGCTCACATGATCTGGGGAAATCATGAGAGAAAGATCACACGCTGGATGGATTCAGACTGGGGCACACATTTTAGAGGCAGACTGAGTGAAGCCAATCGCAAGACCATTCAAGAAATTGAGTCACTTAATCCACACAGACAGCGCAGACTGAAAGCTGCCTGGAAGTGTTTGGAGAGTGTGAGCTACCAGATATTACAAGCAGGTGGTTGGACCTTCACTCATGGTGCTGTGCATCCTGACGTTCAGGATCAAACTGCACACCGACTTTCAGGTGTACCTGCAGACTGGGCTTATTTTGGGCAGGTGTGCACACCGGAACTAAATTCAGATGGGTATCCACAGCGAGTGTGGGACTGGGTCAATCAGTTACCCAGTCATGCCAGAGTGGTGGTGGGCCATGATTGGCTGGATCGTGTTGACCATCGCTTTGTACACAAGCAAGGAGATCAGGGTGCACAGGTCTGGTGCATGGATACAGGTAATAGTAAAGGCGGTCAACTTAGCGCCTTGGAAATTGATTTAAACACAAACAAATGGGAGGTTAAGGTTTTCCAACCTTAGATATTTAAAATGAGTCACACACTGATACTGAACGCAGATTACACACCCATGGCGGTGGCACCTTTAAGCACAGTCAACTGGAAAGAAGCCATCAAGCTGGTCTACCTGGACCAGGCAGATGTGTTGGAATATTATTCCGATTGGCATGTGCACAGCCCCAGTGTGACCTTGCAGGTTCCCAGTGTGTTGGTGAGCAGATCATATGTGAAAACTTCACGCAGTGTGAAGTTCAACAAGACCAATTTGTGTATCAGGGACGAATTCACCTGTCAATATTGCCGCAAGCTGTTTGAACCCAAGCAGCTGACCATGGAACATGTGCAACCCAGATCCAGAGGAGGTAAGACCAACTGGACCAACATTGTGTTGGCATGTTCTTCTTGTAACACAGCCAAAGGCAACAGAACAGATTGGAAGCCTGCCAAGACTCCTGACAAACCCACTTATGGTGAAATCATGGTAAAGGCCAAGAGGACGCCCATTTATATTCCTGATGAAAAGTGGGCACCCTATCTGGGTTGGCCCCCTCATCTGGTGCATGTGCGCAAACCAAATGGTAATATTGACATGTGGGAAGATAACTGATTACCATTTACTCAAATTTTGAGTAAGAGGTATCCAAATGGATAACAAGAATCCATCCCCTGGTATTAGTGTGCAAGATCTTCAGAACGTGTTGGTTGTGATCGATCTTGCATGCTCCAGGGGCGCAATTCGTGCAGCTGAACTCACCACGGTGGGCCAACTGTATGACAGAATCCAAAGCTTTGTGAAACAAACTGTTTCCACCACAACCCCACAGGAGAATGAGCAAGATGTTTGAAGGCATGCTAAAACACACAGGTCAACTGAATAACACAGGTAAGAATGTGGTGGTGGTGTTCATGACGCTACCTGAAGATGATGCTCATGCACTAGTGGTGGACACAGATGCACTGCCAGACATGTATAATGAGGCATTGCGCAAGGTGGTGGAGAGTGTGGAGGCTCAACAAGCCAAGAATCTGGCTGATGTGCTAGCACGCAGAATGTCACCAGATGGCAGCAACATGACTCTGCTACAGAAATTTCATGCTGCCAACCGTCTCATGAAGACTCCCATCCAGAATGTGACAATGACACCCAAGAAGGGTGTGAGATGGCCACTTGCAGAAGTTCTGAAGGCCATGCAGGCAGACACATCTGCTCCACAGAACTTTGACGATCTGGATGCAGACACCAAGGCTGCTATTGCTGCTGAAGTCAAAAAGTTCAATATGCATGCCCACAATACAGAAGGTGAGACTGTGGCAGGCGTCAAAGGCGAGGCCAAGGCTCTGTTGGAGATGGCTCAACTGTTGGAATCAGATGCCCAGAGCAAGAGGGAACAAGCTTATCGCATGGATCCCAGCCTAAAGCCCATAAGAGCTCAGGCGACTACACAGATCTCAGACAGTGTCACACAAGAGGTCCCCACACCAGCTGTGAAGGTCAAGCCTGTGAAGGCACGCAAAACTGCTGCCTCCACTGTGAGTGTTTGACCACAATTGCACCTGCTCCTGTTAAATATTCCTATATCAGGAGTGAGGTTGTATAATGGCCAAACGTAAAACTCCTGAAGATCTGGAATGGGAACAGATCTTCAGCGCTCTACAATTCGACACTGAACCAGATCCCAAATACATCAAACAGGCTGTTGTGGAAACCAGAACAGGCAAGAAGTTCAAACTTTCAGGTGCTGAATTTCATGATGTTATGACTCACGAGCGTGAGCAATCTCCTGAGCATGCAATAATTGTCAGCTGCAAAATCACATTGGATTTTACCAAAATAAAAGCTGATGTGACCAGATATGCTGTATCCACTCTCACAAAAAGTGCACGCCGCCATGCTATGGGCAAAACACAGTTGAAAAGCAGACGTGCATTAGCCAAGGCTCCACAAAGACCCGCACGCAAAACCATTTGACACTTCATGTGTGTCACACTCACACTACTTGTATAAAAGGAGTATGAGCATGACACTTTGGACTGAAGTGCAAGATAGTGATCGTTATGTGAAGGTACTGGACAAAGGATTTGTGGGTCTGGTGGATGTGATGGGAGATGACGCTGCCATTGTGCAGGCTGCCAGAACCTCTTATGGTAAGGGCACCAAATCAGTGAGTGAAGATCGTGGCCTGATCAGGTATCTGTTGCGCAAGCAGCACACAAGTGTTTTTGAAATGGTGGAGTTCAAGTTTCACATCAAGTTGCCCATCTTTGTGATGAGACAGCATGTGCGTCACCGCACAGCCAACCTGAATGAATATTCTGGTCGTTACTCAGTAATGACTGATGAATTTTATATTCCTGAACTCACACGCATGCAGTCACAAAGTGTCACAAACAAACAGGGCTCAGGAGAACTTCTGCAGGGTGAAGAATTGGTGATGGCACATAACACCATCACACGCATGAGCGCAGATGCATATGCAGACTATCTGAGTTTGGTGAATGAACCAGGTGGTAGGCCATACAATCTGGAAGATCGCCAAGGTTTGAGCAGAGAGTTGGCCAGAATTGTTCTGCCTGTGAACAACTACACAGAATGCTACTGGAAGATCGATCTGAAAAACCTGTTCCACTACATCAAGCTGAGAGCAGATGCACATGCACAGTGGGAAATTCAAGAGTATGCTAGGGCAATGTATGACTTAGCCAAGCCGTTATTCCCAGAAGCATGTCAAGCATTTGAAGACTATGCTGTTAATGCAGTTAAGTTTAG